AGCCGCCAGACTTGAAAAACAAAAACGGCTGCTCAATATATACGGCCTGAATGGTGGTGTAGCCAGTGATCTGAGCTAGCGCATCTTCAACAAGAGTTGCCTTCTTAAAGAAGTTCTTCTCTTTACGCATATCGATATGGCCGCACTCTATAATTTTGCCTGCCTCATCTAGCAGGGTGTAACCAGTAATACTGGTTGAAACGTCTATTCCTAAAATCATTTATTCCTCTTCACCCCAAAGTCTATCTTATACCATACCCGCTCATGAGCATAGTACAATATCATCTTTGTGAGAACTTCTAAAGAGCCAATGGTAAGCCCCACCGTCGCATCTCCGGACACAAGCCACCCTAGAGCAATCGTGTCCAGGGTTCCCACTGCGCGCCAGGTGAAAGTCTTTAATAAATGACGATTGCGACTAATCTCTGGTTTTGAAATCACTTGTCTCCCTCTAATCCTTGGGCCGGATCAATCATCTCAATATCGGAATCTTCTATTTTAATGCGGAAGGATAGGGTTATTTTTTTAAGATCCGAGCCATCAAATCTGCGGTATAACACTACCGTATTTTTCTTACGCTCGACCCACAAAAACTCACTAATAGAGTCTCGTATTGAACGATAAAGTTCTGTTATTATTTCCTCTCGAAAGGTCACTATATTTTTTCATTCATGGCCCACTTAGCCGACTGAGCGAATACATACTCGTAATCTTCGCTCCCTTCTTCTAAGACTTGATGGGCGCGTCGGAGTGCTATCTGGAGAGTGTCTACCAAAGCGCGCAGGTCGGATGCAGTTTTTTCTAGGTTCCGAATACGTCGCCGTGTTTCTCTATCAATCGATTCCATATCTCTCTATGATATCAGAGATCGACTTTTACTTTAAACGTAAAATCTCTTTCTACAGTCTTCTTGTAGGGTGTGGCTACCTTGGCCACTCCGATTAAGTTTCTATTCTTGTCATAGATACCTATCTTAGAAATATACGTTACTTTTTCAAACGAACCAGTAGGATCCGCATAGGAAGAGCTAACGACATTCTTGATTTCAATCTTGTTGTTTTCAAGATAAGTTTTGGACCCAGTCGCCGCGGGGATCGCCGTCGAATATTTGGTAAACGTGGGGTTGTTAGATTGATTCAACTGTCCCTTGGGGGCTGTAGCAAACATGGTTAACGTCTGGGTCGTAGTAGTGCCGCTCATCTGCATAGTAAAAGAAGAGCTGGGCGCAGTGATGCTTCCTGAAATAGACTGAGCAAAATAGATCCACTTAGGATTGTCGAGCGCTGCACCAACATAGTTATCCTGTATGGGCGAAAGAGCATGGGATGCGGTAAGGATAAGAAATCCCTCATTATACAGCGCTAAGCCAATAAGCGATCCAGAATTGGTTCCATAGGTTTCATAAAGTGATCCATCCCGATTGGTATCCTGGGCTCGGCCCACCAATGTACCTGTCACATAAAAACGTAAGTCAATGGTGCCCTTTTGGATCTGAGATCCATAAAATGATGTGGGTATACTCACCAACCCCAGATCAATGCTATCAAAACTGCGCGCAGGCGAGGAATAAGCAAAATTAGGGTTAATATATTGGTAGTTATTGATAGTGTTTTTCAGAGCTAAGATGTGGGAGACTGAGCCAGTAGCATCGTCTTCGCTAACATAAACTGGGTTTTGATCAAATCGAGGCGTGGTGGATGACCAAAACTCTTTTGTAATTGTAGCCACCCATGGATAAGAACTCGTAATAAGGTTTCCATAATCGGTTTCATTCCAGACAGCTTCTGAAGTGGTTCTGAATCCTATGCGTGTGCCATTCTTTACCACCCAGGGATAGATCAGGCCCTTGTCTTCGGCGGCTCCAATCATGCGACCAGTAGAAGAAATAGCGCGGTCGATATTTAGTTCATATAATGAAATGTTGCCCGCGTTTGTCAGGCGGATCGGGTCGGCGAAGGCGCCCGAAATATTAGGAGTATTATTGTAATAGGCCGACCCACTATAGATAGTGAAATGAATGCTGGGGTATAACTTTACGGTGTTTACAAAAACGTCGTTGGCGTTAAACCTATACAATGACATAACATAACCGTACCGCTAGCACTAGTAGTCTAGTCTTACCCTCAGTGTAAACTCCGTTGCCGGATCCTTCTTCAGGGGTTCTGAGAGCTTAGCTACGGCCAGTAACTCATTATCAGGGGAATAGAGACCGACAGATGTCATATAAGTTACTGGCTGATCATCCCAACTGTTTTTCACCACTATCTTGCTACTGGAGAGATAAGTGGGATTGCTAGAATAGTTAAAGTCTGTGTTGTTGACTCGGCAATAATAGATCGTGGAGTTCAGCTCGACGGTGTTATTAAAGGAAATGTTTTGCATACGGTGTCTTAGGGCATCGCAGTTTCCTGAGATTGATGAGCCGGTGAGAATAGCATCAATCTCATTCCCGGCAGCATCCATATCGGCGGCCGTGGTGAGGAGGCCTCCGAAGACCGATGCGGTTACCACCGCAATGCCGGCTTGATAATAGAGAAGCCCGGCGGGGACATAGCCGGAAGAATCTACACTAGCACCGGCTAAGGCAGAGCCCGTCGCATAAAGGATGCCGTATTCGCCCGCGGGGGAATTTACCTTATACCCATTCGATCCGGACTTATCCGTTAAATCAATGGTGTTGGCACCAAAGGGTGCAGCATAAGTGTTACCAGCCCCTAAAGTTAGTGTGAAGGATCCTTTCTTAATCTCATCCTTAGAAAGAAGGCGCGTAAAGTTAACGAAATACGCCTCCTTAATCTTTGTTCCAACTGAGGCAAAATCCCCATCCTCATCAAATTTACGAATAGCACCGGTTTCATCATAACCCACAAGAACCTGCGCCATTTCGTTGTAAATGTTAATCTTTTTAGCATTCTGCACATTGCCGGCGGCGACCAAATGAGAATCTGCCGCATATCCCGCAGTAAGATCAAAAATGTGGTTAGCGGAGGAACTCAAATAGGGGTAATCATAAACCGACTGAAACATGCCGTGAGAATAATTCTTAATATTAAGGTCGTTATACGTTCCCGAAACAATGCTTCCAGTGATTGGGATCGCCTCATGCAGCAAATTGCGCGTTATGGCAGTGCTGTTGTCATCAAAACTTTTAAACGATGTAGCCATTATATTATTCCCTATCCCTAACTAGTCTTCTTAACAAATCTTACTGGAATGTCAAGAGTATAGCCTGTTGTTATTCCCGATACTCGCATCGTAGAATCAATAAACTTGTAGTCAGCCGCAAGAAGTGTCTCGGTCTTGCTAGTAATGTTTGTAACCCCCTGGGTTCCCAGTCGATCAAACAAGAAGGTGCTCGTTCGCAGATCTAAAGATGCGGCCAGCTTCAGCGACACTCTGGTCCCGTTGGGGCCGAGGACTGCCGAGGCCTCTCCAGTTCCAAGGCGCCTTACAACGCCTGTATTGTCGGCTGTTGTAAATAAATACGTTGCAATGTTGTCATCATCAATCGAAGTAGGCTGGAAGCCGGCTCGATTGGTTGCCACTCCTTCGCCGGCGTTGCTAGGGCTAGTCAAAAACCCGAGCCGGTTATCGATTTGAACAAAATACTGGGTCTCTAAAAGTACCGGGCTAATAGGGGCGTCTTTAGAAATCTCTTTAGTATTGAGACCCTGGTCGGCACGAACAAGGTTGTTTCCATTCTGAGGCTGGAATCCGTTCAGGATCCCCTCCTCTAAAACGTTTTTCCCGACTTCAAGAGCATCCACCGTGGTCTCGTCTACCAAGACCATGTAATTACTGAACGTAGAATTGAGAGCAGAGTCTCCTTCATTGAAGATATTGATAACTGGGAGATATAACAAATCCGTGCGGGCGATCGAGAGGAGCCGCGACTTCATGCTAGACATGTTATTGGTGAAGGCTTCCAGAACCGGGGTCTGCAAGATATTGATATCATAATAAGCAGAGCCGCTAATGTTGTCCTTGTCGTACAGCCCGTAATCGATCTCGTCATCGCCTAAGGCAAACTTGGTGATGCGAAAGCTGCCATTTCCTTGCGCCAATCTTTTGCGCCCCAAATCAGTCAAAACGGCATCTAAAATGATGTCGCCGGAGTTATCTAAGAATCCCATAATGTTATATCCTCTGCATATAAATAGTATTAAATGTATTATTCGGTTTGATTTACTATTCCCGAGTTTTTAAATTTAATATTTAAGTCTAATTTTCTGCCGGTCTTCTTGCTAATGACCCGCAATTTAAAGTCTTTTTCCCATATTGGGTCGACGTCGTCCTCCCCTAGTATACTAGATGGCGGGAGACTATTAAGGCCTATATCGTTTATACTGTCCACGGACGCGTCTGGAAGGGTTACCTGTGTGAGTGCTGGCTCCACATAGACAAACCGGCGGCCGGGCTGAACCGCTGTTGGTTGCGGCGTCGGGAAAATATAGACCTTTTGATCTAAAAAGATCTGGCCGTTGTTGTCGACTAGCTGTAGCTCATAAACAAAAGTGGGATTAGAAATATTATTATGCTTATCTAGGGTTCGAGCACAATAGTAATATTTCGTATTAGGCACAATCTGATCTACAAGAGCACCAGGAATTCCGTATTCCGGCTCGACTCTCTGTAGCAGTGCGCCTGCAAAATCGGTATAAGCGGTGGGTGCCTCTGTCAGGCGATAAATCTCATATATTTTGGGGGGATCATCTTTTGCAAACTCTATCTTTAGGTTATTCTGAATCATTTGAGTATACGTCTTAGACACTCCGGTTTGAAGCAGATAATAATCCTCAAAGAAAGACTGATCTGCTGCCGAGATCGCTATGGGGGTGCGTTCTACTCGTCCCGTGTTAGAATTTAACAAAATCTCTATTCGGTTGTTTATGTTCTTAAAAGGATAGAAAGAAATTTCGGGTGGGAGACCGGGCAAGTCCACCACAATGGTATCCAGACCCCCATTCACATATGGGATTACCATGGTATTAAAAACCGGACCGTGGACTACGGTCACTTCTGCGGTTCGTACTATGAGGTTCCCGACGCCCTCGGGGCCCTGGCGCTCCTCCTCGATCGAGTCCTCCTCGATCTGGGGGGTGAGATCGGATGGCTCCAGTGTAGAAACATATGGACGAAAATTAGTAGGCATTTTCTAAATCTCCGGCTCTCCAAAATCTATCTCCATGTCGAGTACATTTATAGAGATATTCATGCCGGTACGATTCAAGCTGTTTGGAGCGCCCCCGGCTGGACTTGCCCCTGCCCCGGCCTGACCGGCGAGGCCGGCAGCTTGCGAAGCTCCGCGCTGCTGGATCTCCTGCGTTTGAGGAAGGACGTTGCCTATATTAGGTCCCTGGGGCGGTTCCTGCGGTGTAGGAGGCTGGAATCCTCCTGGGCCCCATCCAAAAGCGCCCGGGCCCTGCTGGGATGGCCCAGTTCCACCTAAAAAGGGCGGAAGGCCCGAGGAACCGGCGGGCCCGAGTTGGGTCAGCAAATCCTGAAGGATTTCGTCTACGATCTTCTCTCCGGCCATAATCCCTATGCCCTGAAGTTCTTCAAACAAATCTTGAGTTTCTTCTAACTCATCTGCGCCTTCGGTCAAAATCTCCTGGAAGGCTACCTTGTCTCCCAACCCTGGGATGCCGAGATCTTCCGGTGGCGGCGTATCCTCGATGTCGTCGGGAGGACCCAGGACCTCGTAGCTGCCCGGGCCATAAACATAGGTGCTCCCGAATACCGTTACGATCTTCTTAATATTATATCTGTAACGCTGTCCGTATTTAACCTGCGTATCATAAAATACAATAGGAGTGTTATCCTGAAGATCAAATTTTGGCGAAATAAAGAAGCGCTGGAGGAGTGGTCCGGGGGAGCCGTCGGTTAGTCGGCGCTTCTCGATTATATACATCAAGACTTCGGAATGCGCTTTGGTTCCTGCTAAGATTTCGGTGTAGTCCCTGATAACATCAACCACATCATCACGAAAGTGGTCTTCCGCATTAGTGATTTGGGCGGGATCTAATTGATATCCGTCACTCATGCGTTCAAAATCCCGCAACAACACAAAGTTGTCGCCCTGACTTTGTTCGTTTATTGTATCAAGTTGAGAGGAGTTAACATTGTTGGGGCCCGGGCGAAGGGTAGGAGTAGCCTTATACAGGCTTGGATATTCTTGGGTAGACGTGGTGAAATCAAAATCAGACACATTATTGGCAGAGTTAAGCGTCTGGAGGGTGACCCTAAAAGAATCCTGGGTTGGACCAGGGCTAGCCAAATAGCTACGAACTGCTTCAAGCTGAGCGTAATCTATAAAATCTTTTGTGTCTTCGCGATTGGCAATCATGGTGTAAATGGGTACATTTGAGCTTTTCCCCGTTACGTTGTCGGGATCAGCTCCTATCGTAATTTTAGTATAAAAAGGAACAGGGCTTAACGAGATTCCCATCTGGGTAGCCACACTCAAATCAGAGTGCAACACCACCATGTTTTTCAGTCTTTCGAGGCTCTGGCCCACGCCTCCTACGGTACCCTCCACGACTAGCGACTGCGCAGCTTCAGCGTACAACTGGTAATACACCCCTTCATTGGTTTCTTGGGCTGTTGAGCCCTCAAACCAGTCTATATTACCATCCAAAGAGATAGAGTTAATAGAGTAGTCAGTTAAGGGGGTCGAACTTGTGTTATGGTGTTCTCCCTGGAGGATGTATGCCGACGGCAAAATATGCTCAGGGAGGGCAGCAGCACCAATAACCTCCTCGTATGGTGGCGCGGAGGTGATATCAAATTGGTAATGGGAGCTAATCTCACAAGTAACGTCACTGGCTTCTCGAATTTGAGCATTAGCTGATAGAATATAATGAGCAGAAGTGGTGTCTATGTGATATTCTGTCGTAGGCGTCAGGATTGACTCAATATAGCTGTTAAAGTTGTCTAAATCATTGTGGATAAAACTAGTGGATGCGGGATCGCGATTACTATAGTCATTCCAATTTTTATTAGTCTGAACTGTGGACCTTAAAGTTAAATCGGTATTGCCGGCATGCGCGCCGGGCTCGGTAGAGAGACTCAAAACAATATCCGTCGCTTGGTCGGAGAGGGGCCCCACCCCGTTTGATCCCCCATCGTAGGCGTTGCCGGGATTGGCCATGTTCCATAAAGTTTCCCCTTTAGAACTATTGTAGACCGTATAATATTTGGCTAAAACTGCACGGAGCTTATCATCGAGGGCGCCCCATTGAGCACGCACCATGGGATGAAAGCCATCCGGATTATTGCGCCGGCGCTTTGGGCCAACCAAATCAGAATCGACAATCCAAATTCTATCTTTATTAGAACCCATAATGGTTAGTACCCCCTATTCCTAGTGGGACCTCTTCTGGCCGTGCGCGCCATAGCTCTCGTTGTTTGGGTAACTGGGCCGGCGCTCCTGGTTCGGATTGTCGGGGTGCCCGAAAAGAGTGGGGGCTGCGGTGTATTAACTGAATATAACATCATCATTTTACTCTTGGAAGTTGGGCCACCTAGATTGGAGATCTGCGTACGTAGGCGAGCGAGTTCTTTAGGGTAACTAGGAGTACGCCTAATATTTACAACCGCGCCGAGAGCAAACAACGCCCCCAAAGGCTGCAGCTGCAGCAGATCCGGCGCATCTAATACATTGCTGGTCTTAACCAGGCGGCACAGCAACGTTTTACCGTTCGTCATAGCATCATTCCACGCCCGCTCATCCAGCTGTTGCCAATTGAGTTTCCCACAACGCAAAGTGCTATCATAAGACTTAAGATACTCTAATTTCGATAAGGAATTAAAATTAATATTGCGAGAAAGAGGATTGAGCGCGGCCGTGGCTGTGGCGTCGCCTTGAAATTTCGATAAAGCTAAGGAGCCCTCAATCACCGAACTATTTGTGAGCGTAAGTCCGTCTTTAAATCCTAAAGTTGATTTCTCTACTAAATCATTAACTATGGAGGCATTAAAGATACTAACCTGCGTGCCCTCCTTCCGGATGATAGATTCAGTGGAGCCGGAAACCCTAGTGTTGAGATATTCACCGGATCTTACGAATGCAGAACCCGAGCCCAGGTATTGATCGGAATCGATAGTGTTGTTAGATTGCGACCGGGCCTTTAGAACTTCGGCCAATCCTACCGTAAGGGGTCGGGCTGTTATGCCTAGGTTGCAAAGAATGTTAGATTTGTTCTCCGTTGGAGCTTTCTGTATTTGCGGAGAGAACTTGAGTCGATTTGAAGTTTGACTACGGATCAAGCTACTAAAGGTGTCCGTGCTTGCGCTCAGGGTGGTAGTTTCGATGTGCGAGTCTGCAATACGAATTGACTCCGGCGATACGTAGCCATACATATTAACGGAGAGAGCATTAGAGTTTCCTACCGCATATTTAAACAGTTCTGCGTCGAGGCGTGCCAACATATCTCCCGGCGCAATAGTAGGTAGCACACTGTCCCTTCCAGTGGTGACACTCCCTACATAAGATATTCCCACATTCTTTTGATCTTTGATTTCATACCGATAGGCTAAGATCTTCTCCATTCTTCTATAGGACTCTTTCTTGGAGTTATAGATTCTAGAGTGAAAATCTTGAGGCCCTGATGCGCCGGCCAAAGGAACCACAAGCAGCTGAGAAAGGCTGTCAACAAATGCCGAAATGGTCTGAATAATGGTTTGGTGGTTGGCCTTTGTGGTGCGGGGCCCATAGGCTAACGCCATAAGATTTTTTCTCCAGACCTCAAGGGAATGCTGCGCAAAGGGCTGAGCACCAAATACAAACGTCACTGCTGCTAGATAATCATCTATTAATGATTGCCACCCGGTGGCCTGGCCGGGAGAGTACTCCTTAACATTTGCTAAAAGCCTATCTCGTATAAGCGTTATTGCCTCGTGAGTCTTGTCGGAAAACATTAATTCTAACTTGTACTGTACAGCCCCCGAGTTCAAATGCGCCACGTCCCGGTCTACAAACGACATGGGAATAATCCCTTCATCATTCTGGGCATCAATGTGAATGGCTCTCAGGTCCTCTCCAAGCCTCGCAATGGGTTCATAGGAGGTACTAGCTTGTAAATTACACTTCATAGACAGCGAAGGAGTGAGAGAATTGCCCTCACCGGCCGGGTTCACAACTCGCCGGTAAACAATGGCATCATCTAACGAAAACGCGCTGAGGAGAGCTGCATTGTTTCTTATAAGGCGACCAAAGGAAGAATTGTTTTTAGCATAAGAAAGCAAGTCAAAAGAAACAGACCCATGCACCATTCCATCTTCCCCTCTTGAAATCTCCACATCCGAAAAAAGCCGAGCGGGGGTGCCCCTCATGGTACTATTATCAAATGGAAGCATGCTTGCGGAGGAAAGAAATCTCTTGTCGATGATCTTGTAGTTGGGCAAAGTTGTAGAGAAAACGGTTGGATGTGGCAATTCGGGCACATGCACACGGCCGGCCATCAAAACATTACCATGTCGATGAACCGGACCGGGCCAGATAGAACCAGAGGTTCCATAAGGCTCAATCGTTTCTGCTAATCGATGTACGTGTGCTGCCAGAGGTGACTGGCCGTTTTGTAGTATGGTCTCCTTTACCACTGATCCAATATATATTTTGTCTTCATACTCGCGATATGCCACTACCAATACATAAAGATTTGAAACACGACTGAAAGAAAAACTCATCTTATAAGTGTTGCTGTAAGCATTTTGACGCACATGAGAGCGCGTTGGGGACGCGTCGGTGGGCGCCTTCATTACAAAATCCTTCGCAGTAAAAGCAAAGGATCTTTTTCTCGTATTGGCATGAGGCTTGCGAATCAGATTGGACAGGCTGCTTAAAGAGACGGCATCAAGAGCAGCAGGATCAGATGTAAAATAAACCAGATTAGAAAAATTCATGCTCCGGGGGTGGAGAGTTTCGTTAGATATCTCTAATTGCACCGCCATACGCTGAGGTTCTTTGTTTACTATGCCGACCTTTTGCACCACTGCAAGAGGGATCGTGTGCTCAAATGGACCATGGGACACTAGCATTAGCACGGCTCCTCATCTTGTGTAGTATACAAATCACGGTTCAGCTTCAAACGTGACGCGTTAGTACGAACAACCCTGGGAGAAATATTCAGCTCTTGCAACACTTCTGTAGGAATGTCGCTATCCATGAGCACATTCATATAGTATTCAACGTTGTCCCTGGTGGGCTCAACAAACTGCTCCTCACTTACCGGGGTATAACTTAGCTGCTGATATCCGGACGAGGATCCAGACAAATAAACTTCCACTTCAAAATTGTTCTTTTCAAAGTTAGTATTCTCTTCCAAAAGCTCCAGCATCAGATAGTTTTCTTTTAACGCCAGAAAAAGGGAAGTATTCGGGAAATAGCTACTAATGGCATCACCGGTAAGGGAATCCCCCTGGCGGAAAAATGTTTCATAATCTACCGTGATATTTATTTGGGGAACATTATCTACAGCACTCTCCGGAGTCTCCGAAAAAGTGGTAGCCGCCGTGATCTCGGGCTCTGACAGGACTTCTAATCTCCATGACGCATTATAGGGAGAATCCAGTGAGGAATTTCCTAACGAACTCACAGCTATTTTCCCTTTACTTTCAAAGGCTTCGACGTCAAATACCTCTAGATTCTCCGCAGGATCCGAACCATTATAAGATGAAGTAATAGTGTTTAAAATAGACTGCACACGAGTTTCGGCACCCGTATGGGTGGGAGCAACTTTCAATCTCGGGGTGTCATTTTGAATTCTAGGCTCGGCGAGATTCTGATTCTCCACAAACCCAGCGCACTCGACATCATAGATGATATCATCATCAAAAAAAGCATAAAAGGCTGGCTGCATTGTTCCTTTGGAGAGCAGGAATTTGCCATACTCGGTGAGCTGAACATCTAAAACTTCTTCTTTTTTATCAAAAAATTCCATACTCTAAGTATCTCCGTCCGAGTATATCCGTCGTCGCGACGAGGAGAATGTACGCTGATTTCTGGTATTTGACGTGGTTGTCATCCTTCGTGTGGAGCGAGGAGGCGCAGGGTCCGGGTCCGGAGCCGTAGCTCTTTGTTGGGGGTCCCTAATAGACGACACACTAGTACGCGGAGTGGGCGTAGTATCTATACCTTCGGTGCGCATCACTCGTGTTCCTCTGCCTCCGGGGGGTGCCGCGGCGGGCGTTACGTCTTCCGATTTATATTGGGGCTCCTCGTCTATCTTAACTAGCTCGACCAGTGAGAAATAATCATAAGGCCAGTTATAGGAATATTCTCCGATTGTATCGGGGAATGCGCTTGTATCGTCGGAAACCAAGCTTCGGCGATACTTTTCGAAGCTCTTCTTAGCGCGCTTCTTAACTTTGAAAACCAGCCATTGAATATCTTCTGAGTTTTCTGCTAGCAACTGGAGTATTTCGCGGTCTTCGATTACCACCTCTCTCTGCTCAAAGTTTTCACCGATCTGTGGGGGGAGGTTCTGCCAAATATTAGCGATATCTTGCTTGGTTAGTTTCCGGGAAAATTCAAACGCATACATTAATATAGGATCAACAGTCCTGTGTCTCGTAAAGTCAAACCGCGGCGGGAACACATACTTATCCATAGTGCGAGCTAAACGCACAGCAGTACGCTCACCCATCTCCGTAAAGAAGACTCTTCGATTCTTGACGGTCTTAAACGGAACAACAATTACCGCTTCTTCCAAAATATTACTCTCTTTCACAGCGCCCAAGCGGAGAGGAATGCCAGTTTTGAAGCCCACGACATCTGCCAAGGAAATGCCAGCGCCGAAATCATTAGTTGTCACGGTAGACTCGCCATCATCAATAACAGCAAACACACCATGGCTTGCGCCTTCGGGCAAGCTCCCATGCTGATGCCACATACCATTTATTTTAATATTGTCAGCACTTGTCAGTCCGGCGCCCACCGAACTAGTAGGAGGTGCTGCGACGGCCACATCAGCAAAATTTAAAATTGGTGTTTCAAACTTACTTTGGATCAGCCAATTTTTCTGCTGAGTTACAGTTCCCGCGGGTACAGTATTAATGAAATCAGTTAAGTTAAGCGACGCATTAAGGTGCATTACATACTCGCTTATCTGATCACCCGATGCATCGTTCCGGGTAAACGACAGGGTCGTGTTAGAAAGGATGTCATCCAGAGTTGGGATCCCAGTACTGGCAGCCGTAAAGGTGAACTCCACCTCGGCTGACCCGGACCAATATGGAGGTGTCAGGTGCGCCATGGTCGACTCGCCAGCAGTAGTGGGAATCCCGATGGCCGTCCTTTTAGAGACAGGGTAACCAAACGCCGTGGCTCGGCTATACATATCAAAATGGCTGCGGTCAGGGGCGCCCTCTCGATCCAAGCTCCGATAAACCTTAAGCCTCATGGTATACTGATCCCCGCTAGTCACTGGTTGGAACTCGTCTTCCCGACGGGAAACAAATGCCTGAAGATTATCCATGAAGAAGTTACTTGTCTCGCATAAGAAGTTATCTATAGCATATTCATAGCGCTTGTCACCTTCGTTTAATGCCACATAGACAGGATGGCCAGTGCCCGACTCGATCCTCGATTCGTATGACCCAGTCTGAATGCCTGTGTCATAGATGCGCCCGTTGCTTGTGGCCTGCCCCCCAAGATACCCTCCGTTAAAGTAGGCCGTAGGCTTATAGAGGGCTTCGAAGGGCATTCTTTGGAGGTAATAACCCTGCGCAGCGGCCATACCACTGCCCCCTAGCGACTTTGGAAGTTTAATGCCAGAATTGGAAAACTGGATGACCCCTTCCGGGAACGTCGTTGCAAGACCATTTGAGCCGGTGTCGGGGTAGTTCGTGGGAGTGGAGGCTGTGTTGACCAACACACGATAGTCCACTGCGATGCCTGACTTAATAGTGTTGAACATAAGTCCGGGAGAATACAGAGGCTCGACCATAGTGCGCCAACATTGTTCTCTGGTAGCGCCGGCGGAGCCGGTATAAACAGTAGCTGTGGCCCCATACGACTGTGAGAATAACGACGCCAACTCTAGGGTACGCTCTGCGGGGTAGAAGCCCTTGTAAGGCAAGAACTTAAGCAGAGCAGAACACTTGAGAGAAATCTTATCACGGACAATCTGGCTTCCTCCGCCGGTGCGTTGATTATGAAGATCTTCATCTATTGCTTTAAAGTACTTCATAAAATCGGCATTCGAATAAGTACGATAGAAACCATTACCTGAGCTACCAGAAATGGCCGCACCGACTAAATCAAAAACGTCATCTACATCTGCGAGGAAATCTCCTCCCTTGTCGGTAAGATAGGTTGCGATGTGAGAGCTAATCCTGAACTCCGGTACTATGGTCATGTCTTTACCCACTAAACGCATACGCTCGGAATAATCCACGTACTCGGTGTAGGGGTTTGTGCCGTTTTGGGCCCCTGCTTGCCACTTGGCATCACCAGCGAACACCGCATAGGAAACTCCCATGCTCCCCGTCGTTCCCACCGGGACTCGTTGAGCATAAGTGGCCGCTGGCTTCATGAAGGTGAGGAGTTGCCCTGACTGAGCATATCGTGAATAGCTATTCATTAACTCGCCGGCGCCATCTGTCTGCACTATCGAAGAAGTGGTCGTAAAGTTAAGGTGGCCATCTAGAGGCCATATACTCATGGAGGAAATAACTTGATCTTGCGAATTAGGCCGACTGCCGCCGAGACGGCTTCTGTCGGAGCGACTATCGTTCCAGATGTCGTCAATGGTAAACTCAGTACGCCCTCGTACGATATCATTGTAAACATTAACAGCCGCAGGATAAATGCGCTGTGAATGACCCACCACCACGCTCAGCGCGCTTCCTGCACCGACAGTTACATACTCAACCACTTCATCATACGCGCTCACACTATCTAAGTCGATGGTTAGTCCTAAGCGGTTATTAAGCCCCTCATGATTAAACCAATCTAAAGCATTACCATATGGCACGCTTAGCTCCATATTGTTGGCACTCCTGGGGCCACCGACACGATCTTCAAAAGAAAAGATCACCGGTGAATATTGACTCATAATGGGCGGCTCAAAATAATCTACAAAATCATTGGGCTGCTGAGGATATACATAGCCAACAACACGGCCACGCACTATGTTTGGAATTGCCTTAGGAGTGGTCACACTTCCGATGATGTTAGTTTCTCGAAGCTTCCTAGCGATCTTCGTCTCCCCGGTACGAATTTGCTTCCAGGTGGGATATTCATAGGGACCGTTGCGGGCGAGCGTTAGAGCGTTGGTGGCGATCGGGATAGAGATGTCCTGAAGTCTCCGTACAGAAGAGGTTCCCAGAAGATGGGCTCGAACATCAAAAGAATCTTTTACTAACAAATTAAGAGGAGTAAAAGAGGAAGTCCACGACACCCCACTGTAGCGATAGGTGTTGCCCGTGGCTAGTTGACCGAGCACACTCGCACTGGTGCACAGAGGAGGCTGCAGCCCAAAGATTGACTCTCCCTCAGCCAATGAGGCTGTAACCCACTTATACTGCTGTGTAGAGCGTGGGATGGCATGTTGGACAAAAAGGTTATCGTAAACTGTTCCTGTAACATATCCCCCAGCGGGACTACTTTCTATGCGACGACGAGGATTCCGATTAGTTTTATGCCAAGAGGGCACAGTAACATAAGTCAGCTCAGGAACTGATCCATAAGCCGCGTCCGACCCAAAGGGACCACAATGCAATGTCGCTCGTTGATCAAGGCCGCGGTTTTTGCCAATCTGATCAACAACTGTAATGGTCTTAGCGGCGATCGGATCTACGGACGCGGAGCCGGATAAACCATAGTTGATGACGGACAAATCACGATAGGGCAATGCGTTATAGACAGACAACTCTTCGTGCGCTGGGTCCATGTATCCCAAAGACATCACTTCATAGCCGCATCCCGCAAAACGGTTTACAATAACCGTCTGATTAGAGTTGCGTCCGGTACGGGAAGGCAACGTGTAGTCCAAGTTCCCTCCTACATTGGCCGTATCGCGAATGGTAGTAGTTGTCACCGATCGCGTAAGCATATAGCCGCCGCCCACATGTTCCAAACCAGCATCGGTGACAGCTAGCTTAGTAGAGCGTAGAGTTGGATTCTGGGCGGTGGAAACCAAGTTTTGGCCTGCGGGCCCAAAATCAACAACATTATTGACGGTCCCTCCGCCATCACCAAACTTCCACCAACTACGCAAGTTACCAGGGGCATCGGAGGACGTCAAGTTGACTACTCCAGCCGAGCCACTAAACTGCGTAGTAGTAACGGTAGTGGTTTTGCCGGAGGTGGAGGAGTCGGTGGTGGAGCTATGGGACGAGGTGGTATAAGTAGCCAAAACAAACGCTTCCCACTTAGAGTCGGTGAAGCCGCTGCTCGGATACCACGTGGCTACTTCTCCGTACGCACTCGCAGACATGTCAGAACCGCCATTAGGCCATCCGCTGGAGTTGTCAAGGAAATTGCCAATAGACCCATTGGTGGTAATCTCGGAAAGAGTGCCAGATGGAAGGGTAGTCCCTGCCACATTGTAGCTAGCGCTCACTCCATTAATAGTCATACGAATAGGCTGTGTATCATCCGGGCCCGCATACATTATAATGTGGTACCACCCCGAGCCACTAGTGGCGCTTCGGCCATATTTTGCATCATTAAGAGGAACGTCTAGAACCCAGTTCGTATCAGTGACACTCCATCCGCTGCTCAAATAACGGAGATGTGAGGGATAGGTATCATGGGTACTCAAAAGAGATAAGTAGCTTACGTCTTGTCCGTCTCGGCCCAAAGCCCATAAGTAACGAGTGCCTCCTCCGGCCGAGGTACCGCCGGTAAAGTTATCAACAGACATAGAAATCCAAGTAGAGATGCACAAATACTGGCCGCGGCCGGAGCCGTCTGCTGCCTGGACACTTTCGTTTGGTAAATGCCACCCGGGAATATCGTTGACGTTCCCGTCGGCCGACACCAACAGCATCTTCTCAGTACACCAAGGACCTTCATGTTCAGTGTTGGAACTGGTGGAAACCAAGGGAGTCGAAATAGTAAGGGGGAAGCGGCCGCGAGTTGCCAGCGTCTCAGGATAAAGCGAAAAGTCGAAAGTCTGCTTGCGGAAATATAAATCATTTTGTGTACGAGCCGACGTGTTCACAACCTGATAATTCTTCTCGTAGTTTCCAATGATTGTCGATCCTGTGCAGTGGTGGATGTTGCGAATATTGACAGGGCGCTTTGCAGCCTCGTCACGTAAACGAGGAGCAATCGGAATATCAGGCAAAAATCCCTCAGGGGCTGAGCCCGAAGGAGAGTTGCCAAATGGATAGTTGGGCGGCACAACACCCAAAGCACCCGAAGGAAGCGAGCCGGTTTCGAGTACGCCTACTTCAAGGCGGAAACCTTCTGCGCGTGTCTCGCGAGTGTCTGTTCCATCATTCAGAGGAGTGTGGCGGTATTGCCGGCCGCCGACATATTTTTCTGTGAAGGGGCCCTGGAGAGGAATATCGGTGTTGTCTACAAAATCATGATGCAGGTTTGTCACCATGGTGCCGCGCTTATAGTGTTCCTGCACCCAGCGATTATAACCTGTTGTTACTGAGGAACTGTAGAGACTAAAGGGCGCCACAATATCTCCATCAGTTTTGCGTGCCGCATCAAAGTTAATGCTCGGATCTATTCCAAATCCCAGCCTCTGCTTCGTGGAGGGGTTAAAGACATCCGTGGTATCAATTAATTCCTCTACATCCGTGTCAAAAGAAACCATCACATTGATAGGAATATTAGTCTTCGGAACTGTGGGGCCCCAAGGGGCGGTAGCAGCAAATGTATAGCCTGGGCGCTTGCTGGGACTGGTGGATACTCCCATTACTACGGAAGCGTCCGCACCAATATTAACCACCGATCCGATCCTTTGAGTGTAAGTATTCTTGATAGCCTCACGCAGACCCTCCCGGGGGCCTCCCACTTCTTTAAGATAACGATGCCAATAGAGCTTCTCCTTTTCCGAGCCATCCACAGGAGCATGAACGTCCTTCCACGATTTGGCGGGGACGATTTTAGAGGGACCAGTCTGACGGCGCATCGGGGTTCCGGCGCCCGGGAGGTGACCAGGAGTGGGAGGACGGGTTTGCAGGCCCTGCGCAGGGAAGCCCACGGAGTTCGGACTAGGGGCCGCGTTAAGACTTCCGATGTCGGTTCCTCCCACCTTCTCAATGAAGGGGAACTTTCGTTGATACTTAGGCCGCTCCAGAATGTGATTTTCAACTACGGTTAAAACATTTTCCGAAAAGTCAGCCGAAGCGGGGACCAACTGAGAAAGCATAATCGACAGACTGGTGTCGAACCACTTATAAAACTCATAGAACTTATCAAAATCAAGCTGCTCATTCCCCACCTTTTCAAAGAATTTTTGTCTCATAAACTGCAGAGACTTATATTCGGGCCTCCACTGGTTAATGGAATCGCCTATCAGGTTATTAAAATCTTTAAGATTGGCAAAGTAGTTGAGAATTTCCACAGAAATGGTCTGATACATACTTTTTTCGAAGGAAAAGTAATAATGAATCGGACGCGTATCTGGCATAAACACATCTTGATCGGCTGTATCGAGAACATTGATCATGTCCTCAGAGTAAATGTGCTCCGGTAAGTTGAGTTTGGAAGATACCACATAATCTTTGTCAATCGGGTCCGTGCTAGAGGGCGCAAAAAGGGCGCCTTGAGCTGTATACTGCTTGTTGAGGATATTGCCCAGCTCGCCGAAGCGCACAAGATCAGCGGACCCTGAACTGAGGTCATCTACTATAAACTGCCCGGAGGCGTTCGAGCCCGTATTTGTAAGGAACTCCCAGTTGAAAACCAGTGTATCGAATTTGGTGATGTCCCCATAGGAAGCAGTAGTGTCGAAGGGATAGGCGTATAAGTGAGGCTGCAGGTTTCCGTTGTTCTCTGTATCCAACACGTGCGCACGAAGTGTGGGGGTATCGAGATAGTCAAGCCAATATCGACAAGCATTGACTTTCACATCAGAGGTCTGGAGCAGACTGCCTGTAAAGTTGGTGCGGTGAGCGCCGATAAATGCGCGGCGAGAGCCCGTAATAAAACCATCAGGGGGTGCCGTAATCGTACCTGAAACTGTGAAACTCTCTAGAATAACCCCCGCGTCTGCGCGGTGACCGCAAAGTTCAATAATATAGTTGCCCGTGTCACCACCATCTACAAAATGAGAGAGAGGATAGTTCTCCGGCTTGACGCGTACAGCCAGATTCCAGCGGGTGTTATTGTAAATATCTTCAAACAACTCACTCGTAAGTTCTGGGACATAGCCGCCGGCGGTCCCAGTCAAGACAAAACGAGCATTATTAGAATTTAGTTCATCGCGGACGGTGAGCACCTGAAAATTAACTTCGTCGCCTGCGGGCCACGTAGTGTCGGTGCCGTCGTTGAGCGCGCCGTGAATACCGAACACTGATGAGCTGATGGCATTAGTATCGAAGTAAAAAGTGTCCGACGTCTGCGGTTTTACCGGCAGGATAACTTCGGTCTCCATGGTGTATGCATAACCATTGGCTAGGGGACTACTAGCAGTAATGAAACCAACAGAGCTTGAGTTAGTACTGTCGGGGTAGTTATAAACTACCGCTACCTTATTTCGTGCGGTATTAAAGTCAACAAATCTGTCCGCTCTAACAACTTCAGTGCGGTTGTCGCGCATTTTGTATTCTACATTATCGGCGTACATGTTGACGCGAACCAGTTCTTCGTCAATGCCGAAGCAACGAATAAGATTGCGGAATGCCTTTAGTGTGCCCTTGGACTTATAAATATAAGACAAGTTATTGTAGATGTTTTGGTAGATGGTGTTCTTAATGTCATGAAGAGACTTCTCATACACCAAATCCTCACTTCGATCGTTCAGCTTCTCCAAAATATCGGCGTCGATAAACAACTCAGGCGCCACCATTCCATGGGAACCCAAAAGTTTCTCCGCAAAGGGAAGGGGCTTGTTGCTCCCGCTGATATACTCAACGTTTTTAAGGTCGGCTAAACTCTCGATTTGTAGATGAAGAGTGTCAAAATAGCTAGAGATTATCTGAGTTAGACTCTTAAGTTCTCCAGTGCCTTCGTCGTCCTCTTCGGTGATCCACGACGGGATTGACTTATAGATCGACGCATTGTTATTTACATCATGAGCAGAACCACTCGCTTCCAGCCGCGTTGACAAAGCTTCAACAGCGGGGTGGAAGGAATAGATGATGGGATCTTTAAACTCGCTAGTAGCCGCATTCGACAGAACAATAGCCGATCCAGTATTACGAGAGGTGCTGGTGTATCCCTCCCACGCTCCGTTGGACACTCGGCCGGAGAAGTCCAAAACAACCTTGTCAGTTGCCGTAACTCCGGTAATGCCTTCATTAAACTTAAAGTAGACGCCCAAATCAATATTGGCCACTTCGCTAGTTTCCACAAAGGGAGTGGGGTCGCTATTGACGCCCCCTCCTACCTGAGTGAACCAATAGAGTCCAATCTGTTCAGAAGAACGCTGAGCCTTCCAGAATCTGAACTCATCCAACGAGCCCGATAGTTTACCAGCGTTGGCGGCCGCAGACGATCCGGAGGGGGACGCAATCAAGGCGCCGAGATTTGCGCGCATGTCCACGGACTTAATGTCGTCCACCCCGACAGAGCCAACGGTCTGCTCGTTGTTAAGCTGACCATCAACATAGAAGCGCGTTAGAACGCCCGCAGAGGCCGACTGAAGGGTTACAGCATAGTGGTGCCACTGTCCGTCGGCAATAGACGCCGTAGTGACTGTAGAGGCCCCTAGAGACTGCTGAAAGAACCCTGTGGATCCGGAATAAAGAGTGACTAGAAATGGACTGAGGCCATCTGCTGTACCCGAGAGTTCCACGCGGAGGCGCCCATAATCTGCCGAGGAGGATGTTTCGCCATTCCACGCATCAAAGATGACTTCCTTCTCCGTGGAGGCAGTAACAAACTGGTCCTTTTTAAGCCAAAATTCTACACTCGCACCCTTAGTGGCAATGTCCAGCTGGAGGTTAGAAGCTCGGTTCTTTGACGGCTCATAATAGTTTGATCCAGTAAACTGCAGATTGAAGGGAGCCATCCCGTTGGGGTTGGTGTTCGGTCCACCCTTAAAATAAATGTACTCGGGGGTAGCCGGAAGGCCGTAGCCGTCAGTGGTACTGGAAACCGCACCCCACCCATCAGCTGAGATGATCACATACCCGTTTGTACGTGGGTATTCTTCATTATAAATATAAAGATCGAGGTACGTGGAGGCATTCTCCCACTCCAGGCGCTCCTTCAGGGAGCCATCATAGGGATAGGTAGAATAAATTCTCTTTATGGATTGAGCATAATAATCTTCTGCATAGCCGTATCGCGCAAACGATGCGGGATCTGCATAATTGACGCGTGGAATAAATCTCTCTTCAGCAATAATGTCTTGCTCATGATAGCCAGCCGACTCAACCTTGGTGCCGATTTCGTCTGCCGACTTCTGTGAGAGTGATTTAATATTTTGCGCTACCTCAAAATACTTCTTGATGCTCATGACCTAATTATTCTTCAACTCTAAATTTAAACGTTTGTGGTTGTTCTCTCCAAGACCCAATGCTGTCATTATAGTAGGCAAGTTTGATCTCATACATGTAGCCCCCCTCCAACAAAGACATGTCTAAATCAAAGTAATTGCCGTCGACGTCATATGACAAGAGGGTACTTAGATCTGAGCCTGTGCCATAGGGAACGGCATTGAGGTTGTCAGTGACGCGCACAACTTTGTAAGATGCGCTCGGCATAATCTCCGTGGGATTGTTAGCAGTCGCCACCGTATAAATGGTGGGACTCCAGTTTTTATCGCGAACAAAAAATCTAAACCGAGCCGTATCTTGGCGCGAATAAGATTTCTGTAGATTTGTGCACGACGTAACCTTATTAAACGTGGGGGCTCCCGCATACTGGGGGAATACTTCAGGATAAAAGGAGCCTGTGTAAAGCTGGGTGCCCGAAGTAGTGTCGCGCCACACATCATGTAGAGCAGCAATAGGATCGGCAGCAGCCGTAATTGCAAACTCAACCTGGTAGATTCCCGTAGAAACGTTTGTGGCAGTAACAGTTGTGCCGGCTGGGCTGGCAATCTGAAGAGCGTTTCCTTCGGGAGTTCCGGCCGAGCTTGAATAAATGCTGACACCAACATCGCCACTGTAGTTAACCAGGCGACCCCGAATATAGTTATAGAAATACAGAGAGTTTAGATTGTCTGCGGCGGGCGCGCGGGAACTGGAGTAGTAAAAGTTCTCGCGGTCATCCAACACACGCGAGTCCCAGCGCGCTTCCAAGACCGGTCGCTTGAAAAAGAACTCTGTCGAGCGCGCAAAGAACTTCTTGGTATAATAGGACTGAGTGGCACCGTTCACATTCTGAATCACCGACCCACTGTCTACGCCGGCAGAACTAGAAAAATAGGCTTCCTGACTAGAAGTTAGCCGGATTCCAAAGCCATAATTATCAAACTCACCACCGGCAGACCCGGTGATCCACTTCTCCACTAACGACGTAACATCAAGCTCAAGGTTTTCATATCCCTGTGGGAAGGTAACATTAAAGTTTGAAGCCGTGAGGTAATCTCCACCCACACTTGCCCAAGAAGCGGCGGTAGTGGGCTTCATCCAGTTGGAAACACCCAAATCTTGGTAGTTATCCATATCGAGCCCAGTACCTTCGGTCCAAGACCGGGACACCGGGGCAACCGTCAGAGTAAAGTCCTGAGGTAATGTCCAGGGAGTGCGGGCGTTAAACATCTTCAGGTAAAAGGACACACTTCCGGAAGCCGGGATGGTGCCGGCGGTTCTATCTGCCGAGACACTATTAATGGGAAATTGGATCAAGATTCTGGACAGCTCCTGCGACTGCCCATTTGATCCCGACTCCTGGCCGTATATTGAAAAAACCTCAAGTGCATCGGCATAGCCCATATTGGATCCCGTGCCACGATTAACTAGGCCGGCCTCATATGCGTTAGTGATAGTATTATCCGCACTAGCAGTATATCTTAAAATGGCCATTATTGGATCGATCCCTTAATATCAATATTGGGGAATTTTAGTTCAAAAACAGAATTTTCATCTGCATCTATCTTTCGCCCATCAGCTGACAGACGCTCTTCAAAGTCAAAACTAGCGTCCGCATATCCCGTTCCGGTACGGCCAACAATCTCCAAATCTACCACGTCGATAATACCGTCCACCTTCTGAAGGACTTTGTAAAAATCTGTGATCTGAATCGATTCTCCGATGTCATACTGATTCCGGAATAAAAACTGACTGAGCGCTGTATTGGCATTCGCAATCACCGTGAACCGATTTGCACTAAGATCAATAGCAACTGAATAGTTGATGCCAAAATTTACAATCGTAGCGTTCTGAATATCAATGGTATCATTGATAACCTTGTATTGAAGCAGCCAGTTTCTCATATTGTTTTTCAGTGTAGTATTGGGTACTACAAGCTTCCCGCTGCTGTCCTGGGAGATGACGTAAATGTTAAGGTTTCTCTTAAACTCGTCAAAGTCTCTACTGACAGCGACGCGCTTTACGGAGCCAAACTTGGGGGGCATTGAGTAGCACACCGTTTCATAGTCAGCCGCAGTGACTGCGCGGCTCTGGGCTGCATAATAACCGAATACTCTCTGCTTGATTTCATCGGACGAGGGGAGAGAAATATCTCCCACGAAGGGCTCCTCGTTTGAGACCTCCAGAGAGTTAATAACAGTATTTCGTGTCCCCACCGAGAGAGACCCCTGGGCTCTGAAGCGGAAAATAGGGTTATTAACTTCAGTTATTGTGTTGACAGCGGCGTTTACATCAGAGATAGTATTCACGCGGTAACCAATACGCAAAGTAGTGTTGGCGGGGGCTATGCCGAACTTATCGGTGCTAATCAAGCGTGTAGGATCGAAGTCGCGAGCCGTAATGTAATCGCGACCATTTAGGTCTAGAATCACCGAGGAAGGATCAACAACCGATTCAGACAGCAATTCAGAGTCGGAACCATACCCGAACTGAAGGTATGTCTGGTTTTCTAGATCGCGCTCCACTGTGAAACGACGCGCTACGGGCGTAGCCTTAAGAATATTCCGAACAGTTCCGTTGGTGGCTGTATTGGTATTGCGGATTGCCTTGTAGACCGTATTCTGAGACAAGTGGTCCACCTCAAAGTAAGTGTGTCCTTCGGAATCGGTGACACTCACAACCTCAGTCACGTTGGTAGTATCAAGATTAATTCTCAAAAATCTTTTAAAATCTCCCACATTGACTTCTTTAAACTGAAGGCGCCCGGACACGGCACGTGCTTGAGCCCTGATGATGTAATTAACCGGGCTTATGGCCACCACATCTCCGGCGACAACCTGATTGGTGGTGAGCGAGAAGTCAATGTCTTCCATCAAGGTATACATACCTCCGCCGAGAGAGCTGAAAGTGCTCCCCGCACGCAGGACCGGAGCATAAGACAAATCCGGGCCTCCAATGCTTGTATCAGCTGGAACCTGAATGTAACATGTCAGCAGCCCATAGGAAGACGGGCTAGTGTTGAGCTTGAATCCCATCTGCCGCGCAAGGCGCAGGACATTGTTGTATTCAATCGCTGTCTCTAAAAAGCTCTCATTAGTTTGATAATCAAGGTAAAATGAAAGAATGTCGCCGATATATGCAACAGTGTCAAGCATCAAAGACCCAAAAGACGCTTTGTTGAAGTCCTTATAGGTATCAGGGTAGTATCTCTTCGCGTAATTCTCAAGGTCTCGGCGGATGGAATCAAAGTCGCGACTAGTATAATCAATCGGTTGTAGTTTTTTGGGCATAATTTACTTCTCTAAATAGGCTGATCCACTTGAATTTCAACGACACTATTTCTCTGTAGTGGAACTATCGTAAAAAATATAGATACCGATAGGTTGTGAGGGAAGATATCTGGGTTATCCTCGGGAATTTGAAACTTAATATCGTCAATCTGAATGTAGGGAAGGTACCTCTCTACTTGGCGTCCAATATTGTTGGCAATCTCTTGATAAGTATCCGCTCCATTATTCTCAAATAAGTAGCGTCGTAAGCCTACGCCAAAACTGGGGTCCATCATGCGCTCGCCAGGAATGGTCAGGATTAGCATTTTTAAGTTCTGCGTAGCCAACTCTGTAAAAGTAGTATTGAGGCGATATGCTCCAAAAACATTATCTACCACCAATGGCAACGCTGGGGAAAGTCCTGAACTCATTTTTATTCCTCTTCCTGATTATCTTCGCACTCTGTTTCATCGGCTGCAGCGGTGGCAGCTCCATCAACATTAGTTAAAGCATCTGTAGCCTCATTCTTAAGTAGTTCTAAGAGTAAATAAAGCAAGCCCAGAGGACTCGGAGGAATCATAAGCATGCCAGAGACCGTGCCAGTGAAGTCAACCCCGTCGATGGAGATGCGTGGGAAGAAGTTTGCATCGTCCGCAAGAGTGGCATTGGACAAAGCATCGTCTCCCGCTTTCTGGGCTGTGTCCACCAAACACAATATAAACTGTAAGAGATCTTCGCCCGTGAGATCGGGGTTGATCTGCTGCGCCGGCACATCCATGGCCTGACTCAACTCATTAAAGGCAAATCCGGTGCCCGTCTTTATCAACTTAGATATAGACACGTGTGGATCTATAAGCTCTACCAAGCCCTTTAGAATATCAATCGGAGTCTTGATAAGCATCTTGAGGATAAAGTCCCGGGCTTGACTATTCATGGCGGGAGTTTGACCAGTGGACTCGGCTATGGCGGCTTCGGCGGCCGGCCTTGTAAGATCGGGTAAGGTTCGGAAATCATCGTCATTTCTAATGGTAGTGAGCAAAATATTTACAACTGCATCCTTGGTACCCTCGAAAGCTGTATCAATATCGCTAAAGTACTTTCCAGTGAGATAGAAATTTTGAAGAATGGGTACAAAGGTGATGGCATCCTTACTGAAGGTTGTTGAAAAATACTGCTTATAAGACTCTTCGTTTGATATAAAGTCAATATCTTCATCGGTCAATGTGATCTCAAACAGTGCCGCCCCAGTAACGTTTATTCCATCGTCTATATTTTCTGCGTCATCGATGAGCTGCTCTCGCAGAGAGGCTTCCTGGTGAACTAGCCAGACAACGCTGGCTACCGCGGCTTTGTCGACGCCCCACGTCGTGTTTTCATTGAAGGCAGGCTGGGGCGTGACATGTCCCCCATAGTTAAGAAAGGCAATGCTATTACCTTCACCGTCTCCCGTGCGCGCTCCGTAAAGAGCCCTATAAATAGTAACCAAAGAAGCTAGGGTTCCGAGCGCTCCTCCCGGGCCGAAGCGGCGCGGAGTATAGTTAGGAGCCCCGGTGACGTCCGACTCCGAGACGTTTCCGGTGATATTCGGGCCGGCCATCTCCCACATTGCTTGTTTCATATCACTCTTGCTGGCGGCTAAAAGACCATCTGTGTTGGTGGTACCGAACTGGTATCCGTAGTCTTCTACAAACTCGTGCAGCTTGGGAAAAACAATAGGCTTTAAATGGTTGGGAAGGCTCATATACTCGCCTTTAACCCTATTAATAGCCACATTGGCGCGGTTCAGGGCGTCCACCCACTCTTCGCGAGTATTTGAGCCCGGGGCTTTATATTCAGCGCGGCGCCAGTTGATCGTACCGGCTGCCGGGAGGGCGTGGTTACCTTGTTTGATGAGAGCTTGATAGCCTTCAACTTGGGAGCCTCTGGCCAACGGAAGATTGGCCATCTCCGTTTCTAAGTAAGCTTGTCCTCCACTCATAGTTAGTTACCCTCCGGACATGCATTGGGGTCAAAGTGTACCTGAAGCCCGGCAGCATATTGAGCAAACTGAGGGGCTATCGACGCAATGGCCCCTTCCAGTTGACACGGGAAGTCAGTTTGGGGATAGGCTATTCCATGGGATAAGCCGGAGCCTCCCCATGCCCACATGATTGCTTCCGCGACGTTTGACATCTTCTCTCCTCGCGTGAGAGTGGAACTTGGAGCAAGGAGCCACAGACCAAATGCCATGGCTGCCTCTGGTCCGTTAACCCCCATTCCAGATAAACCTTCCCGCAGGACGGCCGTTATTTTCGCTTTATACTCGGTGTACCCACCCCCTCCAGAGTCGCTGCCAAGAAACGCTTCGCGAGCGTACGCATTGCTGAGGGATAGCCACGTGTTGGAAACATCAGCGATCGTATCTTCAAGCTCCGGTTCGTCGGCTACATCGAAAGAGGTTCCCGTAAAAAAGCCAGGCGTAGCGAAGCCTGCGGAGGAGGCGGGTGTTTGGCCAGGGCCTGGTTTTGTGGCTACAGCGGTCATGTCAAGGTCTGAGTCCGAGGTCGAAGTGCGAGTACCAAAGGTTTTTAGCTTAAAAACATTCTTGTTTCCACTCTCGTCGGCATAATAGTACCAGAGCCTATATCTATAACCTACAATACCAGCCCCCATATCGCGCTCGCGCTTTGTCATAAAAATTAAAGAACCCTGGGCGCCCACATTAGTATCTGCAAGCTCGTCAATGAAAGCGTTCTTCACCGCATTGGGGCTATCGCTTTCCACTTCGTAGGTCTTCATGGCGCGTAGAAAAACCTGATCCATCGTCGCGGGGCCTTTTCGCAAGGAGCTGCGAGGTACGGGGAGGGCATTTTTAACGGCGTTATTCACCGGGATCTTGCTAAGCTCAAGGCGCTCGGATATAAGAAAGTCTATTATTTCATCAAATCCTGCAAAACCTGCATCGTCTACTACAGTAAAATTAGTACCCGCCGGGAAAGCCGTCGAACCATCTTGGAACTTAATGCCTCCTGCTTCTTCGACGGACCCCCGTCTAATTTTAAGATTAAAGTATTCTACTAAATCCGATCGCAATAGAGCTTCCACATTCTGTTCCTCATTGGCTAAATAACGGAGCATCGAGGCTACTATTTGCTCTCTCATGAAAACCTTGATAAAGGGGGTCTCTATTAATTCCTCGATCTTAAATGCCGAGAACACAAAAATATTCTTTATGATAAATTCGGCGATAGCTACCTGAACCAAAAGGAGGTACATGCCGAACTTAATCATGTTACGAATTTTCTTCCTCAGAGGGAGATCCCTATCATTACAGGCCGATTCTATAAATTCTTTTTGCATCTGATCTAGGATCCCGGCAACATCAAGAAGGTCAGACACCTCTGAAGGAGGACAGTTATTGTTTAAATGGAAAAAGTTAAGTGATTGCAACGTCGCGGCATCGAACACTCCATTCTCAAAGATATAATCAAAAACATAATCAGTAAGCCATGCGTAACTAAGGGGGAAATGCTTATTTTCAATAGCAGCTCTTTTTTCAAAAGCCTCCACTCCAAACGCGTCAACAAACACCTTGGTATACGGATTCTGTGTTGTGCCACCTACATCAAACCCATACTCTTGTTCTGCGGTCAAAATCGTTTCCGTAATGTTTGCCGGGGCCACGTAATCACCTAAAGAATTATAAGATACCAACAAATTTGGTATTTCGGCAATTGTAGTATAATTCTTCCCTATCAGTTTCTGGTGGGGATAGCTTAAAATCAGACTGTTGCCTGGGTTGAGATCCGTGGAAGGGTCGATACCATAAAGATAGTCTAAAAATAGCTTAGTAGTCAGCGCTCGTAGCTCAAAGCCAGGTGAGAGCCCCAGAGCATTTATTTCTACCATGGCTTCGTCCTGAAAAGGATCGCGGCACGGCCGGTCTAACCCTTGAATGTGAGCCATCACGCCCGAAAGGAGAGAAATCAACCGTATCCAATCCACTATCCAGGGCCCAGCGAAACCGGCACTCGGCCAAGAGTCGGACGTGGGGATGATGGACTGGCCGTTGGGGGCCCCTAGAGCATCAGCGTTGGCTTGGGTCGGAGTATAACTCTGCAAATATTCTATGAGGGCCCCAAAACTGGTCGGTGTTAAGGTTTCTAGCGGAACTGTTCGGATACTACCATATCTATTCTCCACCCACTTTGCAATACGAGGATAACGCTCAGCGAACGTTTCGCTGGGCACATCGGTGCCAAACACATCATAAAAGTCATAGCCGCTCTGTGGCGCCGTCATAATAAAATATATTACATCGCCGGCGGCGCGGGCACGACTACAAACAGGTGCCTCATCTAATTTCGAGATCTCATAAGTGGCCACCATTCCAAACGAAGTAGAAGTATAGGCGGGGGCCAGCACTTGCTCTGGTATAATATCAGGGAAACGATAAATAATCTGTTGTGTCCCATAATCCTCCGACACCACTAAGGCCGGCTCGTGTGCGCGAACGGACTCAAAATATAAGGGAATGTTAAGTGTTGGGTACTCGTACGCGGCCAGGTCCATAGTGATATAATTCTCAAACTCGTTCAAGAACTGCTGGTTGAACCTATAGGAAGGATACATCGGGGTCGGTTCGTCCGAGGCCTGGTCTGTGATTCCTTGTAACTTAAGAATCAAGCCGTCGATCGCTTGTTGAAAGTTAGGATCCTGAAGGGTCTGGGTTGCAACATCTAGTCCGGTCTGCACTCCTCCCAGGGCTTCCAGGGTTTCGGGAGGAAGGATCTTAGACACAGTCTCCGGGTCACACGCCTGCACATCAAGGGAAGCGAGCGATTCCAGTGCAGTGATCAGCGGAGTCAGGAAAGCCGGATTAAAGTTCTCTAAAGATCCGGTCGACTCGACGCCGGCGTCCTCTGCATTTTTTAATACTTGTGAGTCTTCACCGGTAGTGAATACTTGCTCTAATAAAACCTCTCTAATCGAATCTGCGGAAGCTATAAACTGTAGTTCTACTGACTCAGCTAAGGTATTAAACGTCTCTGGTACAGTTATTGTGATCGTAGGGTCGTTGAGGAACCCTTCTGCCTCGGGGCACTCTAGATTCGGCTGCGGAGGCTGAAGCTGCAGCCCGTTCTCAATGAGATCCAAGAGTCGATCAGCCTCGCTTGCGGTTAAGTCATCCGCCGTCAAACAAACATCGTCCTGGTTGAGCAAGAACAAGGCGTTGGCGATGTCGTTACAAAGATCGGTGACATCAACCACCGCCGACAGATCGGCGAAGAATCCCATAATAGAACTGACCGTCGACATTCCTTCGCTCACTTTAGTATTAGGATATTCTAAGTTAAAGGCTAGAATTTTTTCTATCAGCTCTTCGGAAGCGCTACTGCGATTCTGGAACAGAATACATATTTCTATCGAACTAAGAATGGCCGAAAGGGCCCCGAGGTAGTTCATTATTTCTTCGGTAGACATCCCGCTCAGTCCGGCGATTAAATCCAGCTGGGTTCCCGTGCCAACAGAGGGGAGCAGGTTTGACTCCAAGTCTGTATTCAAAAGATCATTAATGTTTGTGCTGCCGTAATCCGACGAGTAGGGGTTATTAAAGGCGCAGTTTTCTTTGATGAGGTTGGCGACATCTTTAACAGCATCCAAGGCAGCTTCCTGGAGAGAGTTGATAACACTGTTGAGAATTTCTTTCCAAATATCGCCCGAGATGGTGAATGGCCGGAACATCTTGGGATCAATTTTAGGCTTTGAAATCGAGGATGCCTTGGGCTTATCGGGAGGCTGATAGGGCGTAGCGCCTGTTCGTGATCGTGCGGGTGAGGTAGACAATGATGTGCGTACCAGAGCATTCTGCACCGCTTGATTAATTCGGCCGGCCTCGAAATTTACACCAAAGGTTAAACAGAGGAATGCCTCTTTTGCCAATTCATCAAGACCAAACTGCCTAAAGATTCTGGCCAACGCGGTATTTTCTTCAATAAAGCCCATAGGGCCCTGCTCAATAACGTTCCCAATCCACCGCGTAACATCGACTCCATTATTGAGAGCTTTGGCTTTCTGGTTGGCATATACTCGCGTGTAAAGATCGGGATTGTTGGCAACATTTTGCTTTAAGTCTCGCATTTCTTCGGACGATAGGGCCGTAGTAAAGCCGCTTTCCAGGTTCTCGGTGTTGGCTACATCTATAAGACCAAACTCACTCGCAAGTTGGATCAGGACGTTCTGGACGTCCTTCTTTGGTTGGGGATTCATATTAGCAATAGACGCGGGGGGTGCGCCTAGTTCAGCTGCTACACTCGGATCCGAAAGGAAATCCATAAATGAAAAATTGGAGGTTGTGTTGTCGGCTGTCTGAACAGATGAGAGGATGGATTGGTAATTCTTAAGTATTGCCACCGTAAGGGGGTCGCTAAACCAAGAGTTGTACTTTATAAGGGGAAAATATCCAACCTTTAAAGGAAGGGCGCCAATGGACTCTTCAACCAGAAGATAGTCCATCCCGGCAATCGCAATCTTTCCATTCTTTTGGGCAAAGTAAATAGTAATCGTGTCCGCTTCACTAAACTTATAGTTGGGAACACTTGTTTTAGTCTGACTCGAAAGAAGTGCAGCGAGGAAGTTCAATATCTGCTGTGTGCCGCCCTGGACTGAGTTGAAATCTATACTGAGGTCAATCTGCCCCTCAAATCCCTGCAACTGTTGGTTGAAGGACTGAAGTCCATCGTTCAAGGAGTTGTTTGTTTTTCCCAGCGTCGACACCACAAAGGTAGCTTGCGAAGTAACTTCCCCTATCTCCCTTTCTGCATTGAAAAACGCGAGATTATCCTTAAAGGAAGGAAGCTGGTTGTTGGCCTCCAACTCCGCCCGCTTAGCGTCCACATTGTAGGACATGGAATAAATCACAAGCTTTTTGCTGCTGGGTGGGCGCGTATCCATGATTCGCGTCACACTGGTGGCAAGTGTTATTTCATCTTTAAGTTGTGCTGCGACATCGACGTCCGCATTTTCAAATGTCTCGAACTGTTCCACATCATACATGTATGCATAGAATTCAGGAAAAAAGGACGCCACAAACATGCGTACGGCTGCGCTCGTATTTTCAGCCGATTCAGCAGGGCGTCGCATCTTGACTCGATACAAGCCAGTTTTGGAATCATAAAATGGGACATTTACAGTTTTGCCGGGATATCGTGACATGGTTAATCTTAATTGGTGTGATTATATTTGCTCAATATAAATAGGCCTTTACCATCTTCTACGGTTTCTGCGCCACCAGGAACTTCCAAATAGTTTTGTTCGATAGAGTTCATTTTTTGCATCTGGAGCATCAGCTGTGATTCCACATTTGTTATATTGTTCACCAACGTTTCTATCCCCTGCGGCATCAGTCCCTCAAAATCTGGGGCTGTCAACTGTCCATAAAATGGCGAGCGATGAGTGTGCTTGATCAAAGCATTTGTTAAGGTTCTATTATATTCTAGAAAGTTTTTAAACAACTCGCGGAAATCATGGACTACCTCCAACATTTCCTTTAGGCACCGCTGAAGATTTTGTCCCTTAACCAAGGGTTGCATGTCACTATCGTCGTTCATTGCAATGAGATCAATTCCATAGCCAGCAGTAACAGCGTTATTCATGTCTGCGCCTTGAGAATTCTCTCTATCTGTACGCGTTACAAACTTGATATTTTCGCGCGCGATGATGCGAATAGTGTCCGCTTTCATCGCCGCCGTGCTCCGGGGATTATCGGGACCCGTGTTCCCCACCGTCCCTGGTACTAGGCCAAAATAGCCATCGGGATTAGACTTTTGAGAAAGATAGACGCGGGCTGCGTCGAGTTTAAAATTAGGGTCTACATTGACCAAGTTACCCTTATTATCCGTCCTCACGGCTCGCGAGCCTAAGCGCCCTGCAACTATATCAATGGCGGCACAGTGAGTATTCTTCATGCCACCAAATCCTGAAAAGATATTACTTGGACGATCCAGGCCAAAAACGATATTGGCATTGACCGTGGGGCTCGTTTGGTCGGGGAGCACCACCTCTTCTTTCGTCCTAATGAATTGCGGAACATCAATATCGGTCCGCAAGCCGTTTCCAAACCCAAAAAACTCTGCCTTCCCGGTGTCGCTTAAGGTATCGTAGACGGCCTTTTGGGGCGCTGGGATGAGCGACTCATCGATTGCTGTTGTTGTTTTTTTACCCATATGTTATCTCTCTTGTTTAATCTAAAACCAGCTGGGCTGTAGGAGCATCAGGAGCGGAGGCGTGTCTCCCCGCAAATGATTGCCGCACAGATGCCTCAGTGCTCGACGGAATGGCTGTCAACTCTTCTTTCTCAATTTTTTCCTTGATTAGGTCCCAGGGAAAATAAATACCAGGATCATAGCGTCGGCCTGGGTCCGTAGAGGTTCCATGAGCAATAATTCCACTTGTCTGCTTCTCTTGAACGCCAGTACCCCCTGACTCCACTCCAGCATATGTACCCGGGGGCAGTCCTTCATATACTAATGGAATATCGTATTCTTTGGTCAACCACCCAATAAGATCGGCCAGAGCCTGGGTATTTTTAGCATTCCAGGTGTTAGGGTCCTTAGAATACCCTACAACCTCTATGCCAATCGAAGCGAAGGAAGTAACCCCTCGTGCTGAGGGTCCGGCATGGAAAGAGGCATCTAAGTCGGATACCATATTGTATATTTCGCCCCCTGGGCCTACTACATAATTAGCACTCACCTCTCTTTCCATAAAGGTGCCCGTTTTCTCATCGTAGCCACTTAACACTTCTAATGATCGATTGAGAGTGGCAATCTCGGTAGTATGTATTACAATCCATTTTAAGCGGTCAGAGCCCTGGGAAGACGACTTCCAATTGAAGCTCGGCTTAAATGTTGAGAGGGGATACCGTGGACCACTTGGAGCCTCGGTCTTGTTCCCTATGGGAGCTGAAGGCTTTGACCTGTGTTGTCCACGAGTGCCCTCTACCGGGACATCTTTGAAACCATCGAGACGAATGTGGCCCGTGCGTCGGATTATGCGCGGCATGAATAAGGTTTCGGTATCCTCGTACCGGACCGTCACCAGGGTGCCTACCGGAAGATCGTCGGCAATCTCGCTATAAACATCTGCATACATCCTCAGAACAGGATCCCGCTCGCTTTTGGGGGCAGGACGTGGCTCGATCTCCGGAATGTACACCTTATAAACCACGCTAGGAAACTCGGTGGAGCTTTCCGGGGTCTCTTCGTCATCTTCTTCCTCACTTTGGGCCGCTGCGACCATATACTCTTGCAAAACGCTGGCGCGGTTTCCGAACGAAGGATACGTAACATCGCGGCGGTGAACCACAATTCCGGTGAATTCATCTATCCCGCTCAACTGGTCTTTAGCAAACGCTCTCCCCAGGGCCATGCGGAGCCCTGCGGCCGTATTGGTGCGACGGCGATCTCCCGTGGCTCCGGCATCATTTTCACGGACCGGATTAAGCGTACCGAATTGAAGCTTATCCAGCTTAAAACTAGCCGACATCTTCGTGACCCTCGTTGAGTAGGTCAAATAGCTGTTCTTTGTCGTCTGCAGTGAGCCCTATAGTGCTCGTCTTTTGTCGCTGTAGTATGGCTGCTAGCTTGACCATCTGCTCATTGGAGCGCTGGAGGTTTTCTACAAACTTTGCAGCGATGGGGCCCATCTCGCGTCGATCTGTTGCTGAGGCTGCCATATCGCTCATGACGTCGATGAGGAGCGTCTTGGCCATAGCCCGATCTTCTCTAATGTTCTTGGTTGTTTCCTCGACGTACTCTTCGAGGCTTAAATCTCGCCGTTTTGCCATTTGCCCTTAAATACCCTATATCTTTTTCTCAACTTATTGAGGTTATTAACAACCTGCTTTGTGTTGAGTCCCGTAATCTCCCGGAGGTATAAGTAAATAGCTTTTTTGTTGAAAATTTCTATCTCATCTGCCGAGTCTAATAGGATGCGCACCGCCATAAGGACCTTTTTCTCATTTTCCTTAAGCATAAAGGCATCCCACGTTCCTATCTCGCCATGAAGAGATTTCCAAAATTCTAACTCTGTTCTTCTCTGAAGATAAGTCTCCTCCGAAGAGATAAGATCTTCATCTAGCTCATTGAGAATATCTTCAATGAAAACTTCCGTCTGGTTTCTTTTTTGAGTCCTTTTGACTTTATGAATAAACCAATTTTTCGTCACCACCGAGAAATAAGAGAAGGCTTTAGAGCCCTTGTTAGGATCATATTTATTTAGAATGGTGGTTAACCACACCTTACAGTCAGCCTTTAAATAATCAATGTTGGGCAATGTGGTAAAACGATAAGTATAAATTATTTTATCCACCATCTGATCGAATGCCGGCTGTATGTATTCTTCGTAGAGTTTAGATCTTAGTTGAATGTCTTCTGTGCGCGCATATTTAACAATCGCGTCTTCGTGTACTTTTGTAAAATAATGATTCTTATTCCTCTTCTTCGCTGGCATTCAACTCTTCCTCCAGTACTTCATCGAGAGTGTACTGAAATACATCCCGAAAGTTGTCTACTTCTTCCACTACATCTTTGATTCTCAGCATGAGTTCTTGTATCATGGGCTCCCCGTGGTAACTATCCATACTATACATATTTGCCACAAATACCTGGAAAGCGCGCGCAGTTAGATATAGGTCAGCTAAAGTCTCAGAAACAAAATAGAATTTCTTAAGTAGCCGAGTAAGATACCAAAGCAGCCCCATATTAAGGACCACAGAAATAAGGAGTATCACATAATAGTTTAGCATTTGTTTTTTAATTCCTCTTTCTGTTGTTGTAGTTCTGCTCTGGAGTCTTCGATGAACTCCTCTGTGACTTCTCCAACTTTTAGGGACCGAGTATTGCTCTTAGAGGTGGTTGTCCTAAAGGTTGTCAGCTGCTTAGTAAGTGAGCCGTGAGAAGCGCATTTGGGGCAATCCTCTAAAGTTTCAGTCGATAGGTGTGCGACTACGAGATCTTCGCTACATTCCCCACACTTGTATTGATAGCGCGGCAACTACTTCTTCTCTAAAGAAGCCAGGCGCTTATGAATATCTAAAAGATGCTTCTCAAGATCTCGTGCCTGCTCACGAATCGCTGTCCGAACAAGTTCGTCGGCGAGTTCTTTTGCTCTTCCCTCAGTAATATAACGAGGTGTTGTGCGTGTTTTAGCCATTTGTTTCTCCTTCAAAATTAAGCTCTTCACTAGTTTCCACAAGAGTGGTGCCCTCCAAGGATACGACAGGCGGATTAGCAACAACCAGAGTACCACCTGTCTCGTCCTCTGGGTCTGTGATAAATTCCATTTCGCGCAGCATCGGCACGATGTCACTCTGCTCAAGCAGAGACTTCTGCAGTGCCATCATTAATGCGCCCACTGCCTGATTTGATAAAGTCATTGTTTTTCTCCTTTTACGCTTGGGCCCCACACAAGCAATATTATTGTATACCCAAATTCATTATTTTTTAATGGATTTATCCCATTGTTCATATTCTTCGTACACATACTCTGGTTCTGGGTGCCACTTATACTTGTCTAGAAACAGGACCGGGGTACCCAGGGGATTCCAGCTATCGGTATATCTTCTTCGATTGGATTGCTGGGACCATACCACATGCGGTGTGCCGCACAGGCTTGCCAGATGCATTGCTCCCGAAGATGGACCCCATGCCGAATCAGCGGAGGCCATTATTCCTATCAACTGTGTCGTATCTATTCCCCGCAAATCTATCGTCCCCGGAACGTGAAGTGCCTCGTTGGGCATCCCAATAGAGCAAATTCTTTTTCCGCCCTGAGATAGCAAGCTTCCTAGTTTTTCCCATTTAGCAATATCCCAATTGTCATCACGGCGGATTTCTCTGGATCGAGCGTGCAAAACATAATCATATTTTTTGTCGGCGCAAGTTCCAAACTGGATATACTTCGGAATTACCTTTGTTCTACCCACCGACACTGCCTCAGAGTAGTGAGTTCTCCCGTCGTTCGGGACACCTATTCGTCTAGGGACAAGTAAGTCTGTCTGTCTTCCCGAAAGAAGTGCGGTGTGTTCTTTGAATATTTTCTTTATGTTTGCCTGGAGGTTGTACCCGTTTCGAAACCATTGATCGGAGGGACCTCCTGTTGGGACGTGGGAAATGATGTGAGTAGCGAAATCTTCATAAAATGGAGATGAGGTGGGACGACAAATGATGACCGTTTCGTCGTACGAAGGTGCCAAAGCCCTAATGTAGCCCTGCCACGCAAACAGTTCCCATCCAAACTCCCCAACCCAGGGTCCAGCCACTAAAGTCTTATTCGCGCTCATAGTCAAATATATCGAAAATAAGCCTGTCTTTGTGACTCACCAAATCATAGGCTTCGCGGTCATAATATTCACTATAATGTCCGTGGTCCGATGTATGAATTCTCTTTGCTGTCAGAATCTTTTCTTTTACATCTGGATTAATTCCCACCTTTCCCTCTACTACATCTACAAAGTTTTGAGCCAAGTTATCAGTTTTAATTATTTCAATATTCCCCAGCATAACGATATCGGGAGTCAGTGGCATATCGAGTGGCTCAGCGCTGGCATAACATTTGAGAGTCCTGAAGGTGTAAGGACCGACGTCCCACCTTGCCATCTGGGAGAACCGCATATCATGCATCCGACCTCTATCAATTGCTAAAAACCTTTTGACCCAGTCCGCAAAAGTTGGGGCGCCCTGGAATGTGCTCTTGAAGAACGATCTAGGATCTTGATAGTGATTAAAATACAGCGACGTATACCAGCTATAAGGGTTACGGATGCTCCCCATTATCAACTTCTTCTTATTAGTTCCCGAAATATCCCGATAACCGTTATGCTCGGGTCGGCGATTGGTAGCTCCCATGTGATCTTCCATCATATGCTTAATAAAGGTTCCGCCGCACTTTTGTAAGTGGAGGAAAACTATGTCCTTATTTATTATCATTTATAACCTCCTTTTTATAAATTAAATTGTCTTTGTACCGGCGTGATTTGCCGTAAAGAGACGTTGCGTTTATTAACGTTTCGATCGTCTTCTCACTATCTTTTTTACATTCAATTGCCAATATTTCTGGGTACTGGCTCAGGTCACAATCTCTTATCATTCCCTCTAGAACTTCCCCCTCGTGTCCCTCAACATCTAAAACCAAGATTCCTACACATTGCAACCCGACCATTTTTAAGATATCCAGATACGTCACACATTGAATCTGTTGCTCTTTAAACTGTGTAATATCGTACTTTTCCTGTAATTCTCCCACGCGTGCTTCCACTAAGGTTCCATTTCCACCCCTATAGGCTCTTATTTTGGAGTGTGGTATGTACAATGTCTTGGTCTCCCGCTGTGACGACAAAGCAAAATTATAGTTCACACTGTGTGGTCGGTTTACAACCAATTCTTCATAACACTCTAGATTTGGTTCGATGTTAATTGTTTTCCAGTCTCCCTTCTTTTCAAAAAAGAGATTAACAGATCTATGAATTCCATTATTGGCGCCGCATTCTATAATAACTTTAGGCGTGCTAGACGATACAAATTTCGCAATAACTCTAGAGTATCGGATATCTGGGACCATCTTCACTATTTTTCTCCTTCTTGTTGATTTAAAATGTAAATGAGGTTGGGGCCGTGCTGCTTTACAGCCTCATAGCGTCCCAGCTTTTTCACGAGCGCAGTCGTTGTCGTCCAATCGCAGTCGTTGTTTTCAACACAGAAAATATGTGGAAGGTGAGACGGTTTAACACCCTGCATTCCCTGGAGTACTCTTTCTTCCCACCCTTCAACATCTAATACAAAAATTCCTACTCCAGAGATGTTTTGTTCCGACATCATCTGCTGGTAGGTCGTGCATCTCACTTGACAAAGGAGTGCCCGTCTCTTCTCCGCCTGCCAATCCTCCATAGTTTTGCTAAAACTCGCGCGGCCAGGAGCAGAACCATTAGGTCCATCCGTTGGCAAAGTAAAATCTAGTATGGCATCGGAATCAGATAGTCCCATCTGAAGATTGGTGGATCGAGGACGATGGTATACTAAATCTCCCCAAGAGAGCGGGTTAGCCTCAATGTTTATAGTATGCCATCCGAGTACATTTTCAAAATAATAACCTATGGAGCCATTAATTCCGTCATTGGCACCGCATTCTATAAAAACACGCGGGGTAGTGGACTTAACATACTTTTCTAAAATTTTAGAAAAGCCCGAGTCCGGTTTGCGGCGACTGCGCCATTTGGGCGCTTGGGTCATTCATGACTCCTTAGATTAGAGATAACAAACATAATCTTTCCACTCTGTTACTTTTTTAATACGCGCGTTGACAGCCACCCTATCGGCATCTGTCTTGAGATAAACGTAGGATGGAACTTTTTGACTCAAAGCAAAAAATGCCATGAGTCCCTGGGGTCCATGGAAACTTTGCGCGCTTGCGATAATCGACAAGCATTCCAGGAGCGACGTCTTATTTCTCAGATCAAGGATATCATATCCTTGTAACGTTTCTAAGGATAGATTATCCGTCCCAATCAAGACGAGGGGTTGCGACTTGTCGATGCGCGCAATATCTTTGGCAGAAACGCCCGGACGAACGGGTCGACGTCGCCCAGGGGCTGCTCCCCCTTTTATTTGGAGAACGCTATAGTTTCTCGGCAGATCTCCCTTGTAGTGCTCACCAAGATACACCGAGGGATGAGCCGTATATGTTTCCCCAGGCCTAATATGCCCGGGCACATACACACCTGCTTTTTTCCTCTCTAGCATCACGATCTCTAGGTGAGGACACAGGGAGTAAATTTGTTTTATAAGGGGGTATACTGATTTGTGCTTAGAGAAATGATTAATTTTTCTAACGGGACTACCTATAACTTTTAACAATATCATAAAAGCGTCTCCCAACGTTCCACTAGCATATATTTCATCGTCCATAGTATACATTGATATATCCTCTCAATCCCTCATTTAGAGCCTCAACTATTTCAGGCTTATTAGCATAAAAGCCACTAAAATTAGTATCTAGATCCCTGTACAAGTCTGTCTGAGGTGCCAGGGTGTTACCGTAGCGGGACTTCTGGTATTTGTTCCTATTGTGACTCTGGAACCCTTCATAGGGCAATGGCGTGATGTCTAAAAACTTAGCTAGGGCTTCGACCACTTTCTCGGTGTCTGTTATGACATCTTCCATTTTTACAACGACTATCTGCGAAGGATGAGTAGATGCTAGAGCCTGGATGTAGCGATAGAGATCTTCTATAGCGCTCAGTGCTGCGGGCACAGTGGCATCAGCTGATATGTTCTCAGTTACCTTGTCCCCCCCTTCTGAAGCCTTTTGTCCGCGTACAATTTTCGATAAGCAATTATCCAACGGGTGCCTAACTGAGAAGAGGATCCTGAGGTCGGGGTAAGTTGTAAGTGCTTGTCTTGCTCGGGCTATCGTAAAGGTGGGGTGATCCATTGTGAGCTTGGTTCCGTAGTTGCCTCTAATGGTGGGCTTGAGGAAAAATTTTCTATCTTCCACATCTTTGGTAAATGTAAGGGTAGTGATCTTTCTTACCAATTCTGTTAGGAGGTTTGTTCCGCCGCGACCGGTGCCGCTAATTAATACTCTCATTCATTTATTCCATTTCTGCTGTTTGTCCACAATAATCAAATAGCTATACTGTCCCATTTGCACATCTTTAGGCTTGGTCCTAATCTTCTGGATGGAAACGGCGTAGGGTTCACAAAGAGCCTTGTATTCATTTATATTTTTGAAGTTCGCCGACCCATTATCATTCCAAAAATTACAATGACCCTTTGGAGGGGGTGCTGTGTCGTTAAAGGAATACTGCCATGGCACTGTTATAATCAAGCGGCGCTCTGACAGGGACAGTAAATTCTTGAGCGCCACCTTGTAATCCACCAAATGTTCTAACACTTCTGCACATATGACAGATTCGTATTGTGGCTTGGGGAACGTAGAGAGATCTAATATGTTAGCATTATGGATTGTGATATCTGTCATCCCAGCTGCTAGTCTTTTTTCCTGAAAATCATATTTCTTTGCTTCGGGGACATAGTCAGTTGAGGTGACCTCGTATCCCATTTTTTTAAGAACATTGTCCTTCTTACAGTTTCCGCACCCCACTACAAGAACTTCTTTTTTAGACTTATACACAGGAAGAGCATCTATTATAGATGCGTGTCGAGGGTCGAGTCCGTTTTCGTCTAAGTGGCTTGTTTTATCCATTTACCTTTTTCTCTTATTCTCAACATCAATTCTTGATCATATGGCCACACTTTTCTATCGGGTGTTCCATAGTTTACTACATCAATCGGCAGCCTTAAAGCGTCACAAACATGAACGAATACGGAGGAAGATACAACTCTGTGACTGGCGTGTCGGATGAGCGCAAAAGTATAGCGAATATCCTCCCACTTTCTATAATAGTTGCCATCATAGCCCGTATCTACAATTGGTAATTTTGGGAGATTCTGCGCTATCCACTCTGAACTATCCCAGTCATGATTTTTGTGATATTCGATTTTTGTGTGATTAAAGATAAATCCATTAGGATAGTTCTGCGCCACATGCTGGGTCACTTCTTCTTCGATGTGGGCGGGAATAAATACCTCTAAGTCCAGGTCGTTGCAGATAAACCCATTTTCGCCAAAGTTGCGGCGAACTTTATCGGAGAATTGTCCTGTGTGTAACGCTCCGCCAGACCAGTCGTATGCCGGCGCAAGTTGTTTCAGTTTAGCCACGTTTTCGTTCACTTGTTTAGAGAATCCTAGGGGCGATCTCCAGGGGTTTTCTACCATTATAAGGTCATCTACGTAGGGGCAGTCATCGAGCAGCTTAGACGAGCGCACAGACTCCCTACAGAGGAGATCCGTTGTGTATCCATTGTTATGCAGATATCTCAACAACGGCGTCAGCATAATAACGTCGCCAAGTCCATGCCAATAAAGAAACAAAGCTTTCTTCACTTTAATCCCATGTGAGCCAGAATCCTTTGTGCCCACTGTTGAGGCATATATTTTTGAACCTCTTTATGTCCGTTGAGTGCAATTCTTTCTCGTTCCTCTGGATTGTTCAGGTAATATTTCATTTTCTGTGTTAGTTCCGCAGGAGAATTAAATACAACCAAATGCTCGTCGGGAATGAACGTCTTTTCCATTCCTGGCCACGGAGTAGTCATATAGAAGCCGCGGGCGGCAAGAATTTTATGTGCGCGCACAGAGGTGCCAGTCTTGTCGGTTGGTGCAAAGCCCAGATTAATTATTGTTTCATTTACGATTCGGTTGTGCTCCAACCCATAAACACCACTCATGTGTCGAAACTTACACTTACGCTTGTAGGTTACCCTATCCCTGTGGACGTTGGCGTTGATGTTGCCAATAAAAACTGCTTCATACTTTTTCTCGCAATCCGGGATATAGAAATTCATTTCGTCATCTGGGCACTGGTCAATGAAAATCGTATTCTCATTATGTTCCAGCCCAGCTTCGACAACTCCTTCGAGCCCACAAATGAACGAATGGCAATTTTTTACTTTTGCAATTAGCTCCGAATTAAAGTTATTCATTGCATCCATATACCATAAGACCGTCTTTCCTACTTTGGACGCTTCGGATACAACCGAGTGATGCATATCGTTGCATTTACTAAACACACTAAGATCAGGCTGTATTTCTCTGATCATCTCGATCAGATTTTGATCCCTCGCGGAAATACTTCCCAGCTGCTGACGCTTTGCGCGATAATCATACGCATAGACTTTACAGTTATTTGCCACAAATGCCCGGGCTTGGGCCACGTTTGTAGAGTTAGGGGTAAAAACCCCCACAAAAAGAACTTTTTTCACTCAATCACCTTTAACGATTCTATAACTATCGGAATCAAAGTGCTGGGTGGAGAATTCAAACAACTCCGTGTCCTGTAGTGCTTCCATCTGGTGGCGCAGACCTGTGTAAACATGGAAATTGTCTCCTGGCTCCAGGATAATCTCCTCAGCTTTTTCTAGTTCATCCCCATCAGAATACCTTACTAGGATTCTTCCGGACTGAATGTAGAATACCTCGTCTTTAATCTCATGGTAGTGCCATGAGCACTTTTTGCCTTTTGCAAAATACAGTAATTTACCACAATACTGTTCACAGTTTACGATCCACTTTTCAAATCCCCAACCTTTGGGGACAAAATTAATTGGTAAAGAAGTTTTCATTGGGTTCTCCTTAAAATTGAAATCCAAATTTTGTTATTTCATCTTGAAAAATTTCATCAACAATCGCCTTTGTTTCTTCGGTATAGTAAACCCTATAATCCTGATCGCGTCTGCTTCTATTCTTATGCGGGAAGACACTTTCCTTCCGATTGAGGTTTAACTTCTTATTTAAAGAAAACATATCTTGTTCTAAGCTTTCAAAACGCCCAATAAAATCTAAATAATCTTTCCCCTCGGAGTCTACAAGCCACTCTGCGAGCATCATCGGCCGCTTTGGAAGGAAATTGTTTTTCTGGTCTGAGCGCTTGGGATTTAACACAGATAGGTGAGATATGCACCCATCTTGGACCCACCGGGCAAATGCTTTTTTTTGGTCCCTGGTCTTATCAAAATATCTTTGATAATACGCAGTGCAATGGCGCGGGGGCGTCGTGGTGTCACTAAAATCACTGAACACAGACACAAGTCTATCATAGGTATTCCGCACAAAGGTAAACTTAAATGCCTCTTCCCATTCTTTTTCAGATAATGACCTTTGTATATAGGCAGGCAACATATGAGGATAATGACCGCCAGGAAACAACCAATCATTGATAGTGGTGGTGCCTGTTTTGTGAATTCTTATAAAAATAACTGTTTTTTGAGTCTGCTGGCGGGTCTTCACCACTGCCTTAATAAGTCTCGCTCTCTTTGCAGGACGTGAATCGCTCATAATTTCTATTCCTTTCTATGCATTTAAAAGAAGTTTTCATTGGGTTCTCCTTAGAATGAATATTCAAATAACTCTAAATCTCGTTTATATCTTTGTTCTACTTTTTTCACTAGTTCGGGATTGCTTTCATACACTTGGCTGGCTAATCGTCTTTTTCTGCTCGGTCTTCTTCCCCCGCTTCGCTTATGTCGCCCAAGACGTGGCGAGATTCCTGATTTAATTCTTTTCTGTTCTTTCGCACCCAATGAACTTAGGTCTAGGAGGTCTACAAAGTTTCCCCACTCCCTATTCAGCGATTCCGCGTAAAAGATATAAATATTTATATGCGGAGGCAGGCCAGCTAAAAATGTATGTTGACTTCTAAAGTGCTGATCTGCGTACTCATCGGTTTTCTCGCACACTATATCGACAAAATCCGCAAAACTCTTGCGCGCATATGACTCATACCCCCTCATTCGGCCCCCCTTTATTCTATCGTGATAGCAGGAGAGCAGCCTATCATAAGGGTTTCGCACCACCATCAATGCATTGGTGACTTGGCTAAGATCAATTTCATCCAATCTTTGAGCATCAGCTATATGGCTTTTGGGGCGCGGTAGTATGCCCAGACCATGAGCCACGGAGGTGGAAGCACACTTAGGGTTCTTTATCCATAGAGTGTGGCCTATGGTAGTATAGTACCTTAACTCATCTGCCCACCAACTTGTTTGAAATATCTTATTATCGATTTTTCGAGGATCCAGCAGACGGGGGGTCCGGGGACTGTCGGCAGACTTAGGGGAGTTAGGAGGCATCGGTGAAGAACCTTTCGTCGCTGATGCCCTTGTCGTCAATATACAAATCCCCCGAAGGTTTCCCCAAAAACAAGGCATCATATTTTACTCCCCACTCATCAAGCTGTTGCTTGGTAAGCTCATAAAACAGATCATAAGCCAATTGAAGATTGTTATTGGTGCGACCCATACCTCTAGCTGTCTGAAAGACTATCGTATTGCCTTCGTCGTGCAGGCGATTTATGTGATCAATTCGCAACTGGAGAGGCCGGGCTTTAGCGTAGTCCCCATCCGTTATAGTGCAAATTGTACCATCTATATCAAACACATAGTTCATATTATTCCAGATCTTCCTTCTTTAAACAGTATGTACCAAACTTCTGCACCACTATTCTAGCACAGTGGTTAGCAAATTTAAGAGACTCAGGCATGCTCTTGGTGGCTAGGTACTTCCAAACCATCGAGGCCATAAAAGTATCTCCTGCACCAGAAACATCAAATACTTCGCATTCATGGGTAGAGTACAGCGTTTGATTCCATATGGCTCCCCGAGAACCCAACGTAACTATAAGGTCGCTGCTTTTGGAGTAAGCGAGTAATTCTTTTTTCTCTTTCTCGTTGATTTTGATAAAACAATTCTGATAGCATGTCAGATCTTTTTTCTTAGAGTCCACAAACAACGGGATAGCGGAGTCACGACACTGCTTGGATATCTCTTCCGCTATTTCCCGAGAAACAAACCCTTTATCATAATCAGACACCACTACGGCGTCATAAGAGTTAACAGCTATATCGCTCTTGTTGGGAGGCTGCACTTTTTCACTCTCTCCAAAATCTGCTCTTAGAAGGTGCTGCTTAGTTTTGGTGTCTACAAACCGATCTTTATAGAGCATCTCGGAGTTCTTAAGGATAGTGACTTCAACCCCGAAAGCCTCTAGATTAGCGCCCACGTTTAAGCACATGCCCGGGCGCTCCTCGGTGTACAGGTGCTTTAAAATAGGGACGGGCGCTTCAGGGCTGAGCCTTGTCACGTCGCCATAGCAATAGCGATCTGTGCATGCATCACCTATCACTAATACTTTGAATAATATTGGTTGTGGAGTATCCATTTATCCTCTCAAAATATCTGATTTCTTGGGCATATTCGCCGCCCACGATAGGCTTCCCTTTCCAGTCAGAGCCCACAATCATTATATCAGGAGTGACCGACCGAACCGTCTCAACAAGCTCTTCCGAGGTATCAAACACCCTTACTTCGTCTATGTATCGCAAAGATAATAACATAAACTTTCGATCCTCTACATTATTAATGGGACGATTGGGACCTTTAGCTTCTCGTACTTTCTGGTCTGAATCTATTGCAACTATCAGTTGGGTACCCAGCGCTGCTCCATATTTAAACAACTCTAAGTGCCCCCGATGCAAAATGTCAAAGCACCCATTAATGAAGACTGTGGTCATATCAATGCCAAGGTTTTTTTGATGCCGGTCCCCAAATCACTCCGAGAATCCGTGTACCCTACTTTGGTAATTTTTGTATTATCACTGCACGTATGTGTTTGGTATTTTCCTCTAAGATGGTCCGGGAAGGGAATCTCCTCGATTTCAGCGCCGGTAGCGGCCGCTATAAGTCTAGCTACCTCGGCAAACGAACTAGCCTCCCCGGTACCTACATTGTAGACTCCGGGTTGCGTAAATTTACTCGCGGCGATCGTCATCTTTACAACATCATCAATGTGAACAAAATCGCGCCGGTACTTGTCACTTCCTTCAAATATTTTAATTTTTCCGGTATCCCGGGCCTGCATTGTAAACTTATGTACAGGGCTGGCCATGTCTTTTTTGTGATGTTCTCGATGTCCATAAACATTAAAATAACGTAAGCCATATATTTGTGCGCTCGGCGAAAGAGATATGATTTGGCCTACAAACATATCAAAAGAAGCCTTACTTATGGCATACCCATTGATCGGTGCTAACGGCTGATCCTCACGCTGCACTCCTGCAGCGGCGCCATACACCGAAGCAGATGATGCATAAACAAACGGAATTCCTTTTTCTAAGCACAAATAGAGAAGTCTGAGACTGTATTCGATATTATTCTGAGCTAGCGCCAACATATTGGTCTCGGTGGTGGACGATATTGCCCCCAGATGGTAAACGACCTCAATGTTGTCTTGTAATTGTATATAGCGCACTGCCTCTTCGGGAGTCAGCATGCTCTCGTCTCGGGGGTCGCTGCATACCACGCCTTCTCGTAGCTCGGCTGTTAAACAACTCCCGATAAAACCGGCGGCGCCGGTTACTAAAATCATCGATTATCCTTACGATCACCAAGGTGGTACGCGCGCGCGTGGACATTAAATCCCACTGGAAAACCTGCTTGCTTTATGGCAAAACACCATGAAACATCTGGCGCTTTTCCGAACAACCCAAATGGCTGAACATAGTTGAACACATCTTTGTGTATAAAAGAATTGGACACATATGCCGTGGGGGACTGCTCAATATATCCAGTGGCGACATCATACTTTAAGCCCCTATGTCGTAAACCAAACTTTGGGCTAGCGAATTGCATCCAATCTTCACCAAATTCATGACGGCTCCCTGCATCGTCTGTCAGTCTAAATCCGTACTGACCAGGCGCTTTATCTTCAAGATACCCCTTCATGGAATCCATCCACTCTTCATCAGGAAGAATGTCGTCATCTAAAAAGGCTACCCAGGCCTCTTGGCGCTGGGGAATTCCTTCTCGGAATTTTCTGTTCTTGTCCACTTCCCAGCCGGTGTACTCTTTGAACTGCCCACCCAGCTGAGTGACGGTAGCTCGAAGCTCCTCGTTTGGAGGCGACACTAGTGTGTAATTGCCCTCTGAGGAGTCAATCAAAGCGGGAACTATGCGATCTTTGAGTAGGCTAAACCGGGCTGGGTTTGTGGCCTGCGAAGTGATCTGAATGATCCCCACCGGTGCGGTCATAGTAATGTAACTCCGGCTAGCAAATCGGAAGATGCAGCGAATGCCTCTTGATTCATCTCTTCTATCTCTTCTTCTGTCGGATTCCAAACGCTGTCAACAAAGTCAGCGTAAATCTTCTCCTCGGTGAAATTCTCTAGAATATGATCTCGAAGGGCTGCAGCCTCTTTGCGATAATGTGTTTCCTTTTCGAGGGCCTCGCCTAGGGCGCGCTTGTAGGATGTCTCCTTGGCAAATGCCCACATAGCATCAGCTTGGATTACCCCCTTCCACACAGCAGACTTCTGTACATTTTTCATATCGTAGTCTACGCGGATGATTCGGGGATAGTTCTTACCCTTCTTGTTAGGCTTGCAAATAAAGTCCATCTGCCCACTCCATGGGAGAGTAATCAAAGGCAACCCATTGTACGCTGCCTCAAAGAGCGGAAGACCGTATCCTTCGCCATGGCCGATATTGATCAAAGCTTTCATGGTAGGGTGCTGGTACAACCAAGTCAACTCTCCTGGCGTTAGTTCGCCGTGAACCACATACACCTTACATTTGCGCTCTTCGTATGGAGATAGGATATTTTCTACTCTCCTCATCGTCAGCTCTCTATCTACGATAGAGTCAGATGCAGTGTTGGTTTTAAGAACTAAGCCGACGCGCTCATCGTCTTTAAACTTCTCAACGAACCAGCGAATCGTATTGTCAACGTTCTTGCGGGGGCCCCATTGCGATACAACTAAAAAGTTTTTGTCTGTCGTAAATTCTATAGCGACAGGTGACGCCTCTGTAGTCCTCACAGGGTAATTGACTGTATTCACCGGGACCTGGCACGTTAATTCTCCGGCGGCGCTGCCGTCGGGGCGCTGTAGAGTGTATCTGGTGTTTTCGAACACTTTCTTCGAGTGTTGCGAAACTACAATCATTTTATCTACGGTGGTGTTTCCTTTTTGTAGCCACTCGGGTGCAACCTTGGTGGTTTCGATGCCCGCAGTGTACCCAATTGTCAGAGGAGCAAGTCGTTCGAACTCATTTGGTACGGTAACCGGAATAGCTATATCAAACTGCCCCTTCTGCTTAATATATTCGTCGGTATATAATATATTTTTCGTTATCCACCCATAGTCCTCTGCATCCATACTAATCTGGCCTGTACGACCCCAGGGCATGTTTTTTATAAACACTGTAAATAGATCTGGCCTGCTTCGAAGGGCCCGCAGGGCGAACCTGCACTGCTCTCCGTAGCCAGACCGGGACAATGCAGGGCCCCTAACTAATACTCTTTTTTTCATTTAAAAGGTCCTCACTCCGTAGGACTGGTATCCGGTCCTACTTTCCCAAGATCCCTGCTCCTCGTGGATCTTTGTAAACAATTCATCCCATCTGGTGATGAAGTCGTCAAAACTAAACTCCTTTTGAGTCCACTCACGGCCTGCAGCACCTATCTTCGCACGTTGCTCAGGGCCCATCTCATATAGATTGGTTAATGCATCCACGAACTCACCTTTGTTCACCCGATCTTCATAGATATAAGGAACCGCCTGGGATCCAATAATAGCCTTCGAGGATGGCTGCAGACCGGCTCCAAACCATTGTTCCCCATCGGTTACCTGAAACTGTAGGCCTCCCGTCATCGTTACTAAGATTGGTGTTCCACACGAAAGCGATTCTAGAGTTCCTAGTCCGAAACCCTCTGCGTCCGCAATATTAATAGTCAGATCGGCCATATTATAGATGTTAGCAAGATCTGCCGAAGACACCTTCTCGCGGGAAAAAAGTACCTGTCCACTAGTGAGCCCCAGCTCATGAATGATAGCCTCTAGGTCTTGCCCATGCATATCTTTAACGTCTGTGTGCATGATAAGACAAGCTTTATCGTGCCCAACGCGGTCGAGGAAATCCTTAAACCACCAAATAAGCGTACCAGACTGCTTTCGGCGTGCATTCCGGTTATTCCAAAAACACACAAATTTGTCATCAAACCCCTTCTGGGTTCTCCACTTCTTTACCTCTGTTGGATCGTGAATCTTAAAAACCTCCCCATCCACAGCATGTGGCAGATAAGAACTCTGAACCTCTGGTGCAACTGTTTCAACAATATCGTGAGTTAGTTTGGAAATACTAGCAATGTGATCGTTGGCCAAGTACCAAGGTCGATTGAACATAGGATAAGGATAGTTATCCCAAACGTGGTAATAGACCATAGGCACATTGGCGCGGATCTCGTTTTCGATGGACCATAACCAGTCGTAGAAGCGAGGATCCGTCATGAAATAAAGAATATCCGGCTTCTGCTGATAGATCATTGCCCGGACCATGTCAGGATTGCCATACCCATCAACGGGCCATATGATCCAGTCCTCACCCCATTGTTCGGTTTTCTGGGGTTGATGATTGGGGTGCTTGATGGCGCCTCCGAAGCTTACAAACTGGTATTTTCCTGTCTTCAGCATCCCCTCAATAATATACTTGGTTTGGGTGCCAACCCCAGAAGGGGAAAGAGGGTGGTCACTGATCGTAAAGATCTTGATTTTATCTGACATCTAGTCTCCTATCGACAATGTTCGGTATTTAGCAACTTACACGGATACGGCTTATGACAATGCAGCCGATTTTTAACGGCAAACTTTTTGGTTATATTGTATATTGCTTGATATAGAAGTTTAAGCGCATTTTCGGTTTTTCTAGCGCCGCTCGTTACTCTAAATATCTCCACACGATCTTTTTTGGCTGTTCTCTTAAGAAGCGCAAAGTGTGTCTCAACATTCTCAGGGTCTATCTTGTGCTTCAAGCAGAAAAAATGCTTGTACAAGGTAAGCTGATAAGTAACGAGCTTTTCTGCTTTCTTGCGAGAATCCCACCCCCACGAGCACGTTTTCCAGTCAAATAAATGATAAGTGTCCCCTACCTTAACGACGGCATCGACAAAACCTTTAAAGAAAATGTTAAAATTCTCAATAGGGACGTATAGCATTTCCTCCGAGGAAAAAACCTCATAGTCCCCAAAATACTCCTTTAAGGCATCTTCGACTTCAGCCAAAATCTCAGGGCCAGCTTGCTTCATTTGCTCAACGTTTTTTGGGTTTACCTCTATATTCTTTTCAATAAGTTCCTGTAATCGCTTGTTAAATCCGATCTGGAAGACCTCTGTCTCGTCAATATCTTCTCGGAGAAGCTTCTTCTCGCAGACGTCGTGGATTGCACTACCGAAGGCAGTATATTCGTTGCCCTCAAAGGGAGCAACCTTTTCAACCCAGGCTTTCTTATGATAATGAGGGCAATGTGCCCAATCTTTTAGTTCTGAATAGGATATATGTTCACGCGGTGGCATCTAAAATTTCTTCAATCTTTCTGTGTAAAATAGGGCTGATCTTGCGGATAGTCTCGGGTCCATCCAGGAAATACTTCTCAAATCCATTAGCAAAGTATTCCTGCAGGGATGTGGCCCCGTAGGGAGACGCGAAGAGGCCCATTGTAAGACTCAGCAATACAGGGTACCCAACCGTACTCGAAAGAAAATGATCAAATTTCTTATTGTATTGTAAGTCATCGTAGTAGCTCGCCGAGGCTCGATATCCATGGGAATTCAAAACATTCCTCAAGGTATCTCTTTTGGCGCGGAACTCTGACACTAAATCAGCATCATAAATGTGGTTGGAAAATGACTCTTCTAGAGAGTGGGCGAGTTCGTGCATTACATTCTCTACGATATCCTCGTTTGTGAGTTCCTGGTTTGAAATATAGATCGCCCCGTCAGTATACGCGGCATTTCGTCCCTTCAGCTCCTTAAAGTCACCAATATAAAAAACATCAATATTGCGCAACAAGGAGGGAGAGATAAACTCCTCTAGGTCAGCGCACAAATGAGGAAGAGAGACCTGCTCCTGTACATCATTTATGACAAAGAATGGTACGTTATGTATGTAATATTCTCTGCTCATTGCGCATGTTTTTCGGTCGTCTCAACATCCATGAGAGCTTGCTCATAGCCGCGCAGGAAGTTCTCTTCTGCGATCGCCAGTAAAAACTCGGGGAACTCAGCAGCAAAAACTTCCACTGCCATCGCTACCGTTACTTCTTCTTCTGCTTGGAGCGCGTTGCCTACGTAGTTAACAACCAGCTGTTTCAGGCCAGTTTCAGGCTTAACTTCTGCGTTAAGCGGGGTATCACTAAAATCCATTTTAATCTCACAAGTTCTGTGCGGCAAAGGTTGCAACTCTAGAGCGCTCTCCCTTAAGGAGTGTGACATGCGATGCTAGCCCAAAGTCCTTAAACTTCTCAACAG